GGGTTCGATTCCCGTACGGACTGTTTTAAAAGTCGCATAAACACTGTGTTTGCGGCGTCTTAAAAAACTTTGGTACTCAAAATGGTACTCAAAAAACTGAACACAAAAGAAAGGAGTCTGCACAAGTGCTTTAGATTCTTTTCTGAAAATGGTAGACTTGGAACGCTTTGGGCGTTCTTTTTTTATGCGGTTTTTCTGCTTATTTTTTGCGGAAGAACCGTATTTTTTTATGCAAAAATATAAGCATAGGAGGGATGCGGAATGTTATTTACAGATGAAATTCTTGAAAAAATCTTAATAAGAGAAGATGTGTCAAAGGTTCCGCTCGTGTATCAGTCAGCTATGATTCACGCAATCAAGGAAGTATTGGAGGAAGAGAATGTATCAGATGCAAAATCAGAATATGGCATTTAACCCAAACCCAAGCTATGCCGCATATCAGTACAACCCAATGCAGAGGTTTCAACAGCCAGAGCCACAGATTCCGCAGATGCAACCGCAGTTTCTTGGAATCCAAGGAAAAGTAGTGCAGTCGGAATCAGCAATCATGGCGAATGACGTACCTATGGATGGAAGTGTTGCGTTTTTCCCGATGCAGGACATGAGCGCAATCGTAGCAAAACAATGGGATGCCAATGGAACAATCAGAAAGACCGTTTACAAGCCTTTTAATGAGCAGATGGCAGATTCTTCGATTGATGATAAAAGAATTGAAATAGGGCTGTCTGATGATGCGACAAAGGCTATTACTGACAAATTGGATTGTTTGTTTGGAAAGATGGAAGAGTTGGAAGATAAGTTATCCTCGCAAACGCAAAGAAAATCTTCACGAACACAAAAGGAGAGTGAGTCTTAATGAATCCTATGCAGATGTTACAGGGTATGAGAAACCCACAGCAGTTTTTACAACAAATGATGGGGAATAACAGCGTAATGAGCAACCCTATGGCTAGAAACGCTATGCAGATGGCACAAAAGGGAGATTCCAAGGGCATCGAGCAGATGGCTAGGAATTTGTGCAAAGAAAAGGGAATTGACGCAGATAAGGCTTTTGAGTCGTTTAAAAGCCAATTAGGAATGTGATACTAATTCTTGCAAGATTATGTATATAAAAATGAATTATGGAGGTAAATTCTATGTTTAACACAGGTAATTGTGCATCTGTTCCGCTTGTCGCAAACATTGACGGAAACGGAAATAACAACGGATGGGGCGCAGAAGGCTCATGGTTATGGTTCATTATCGTTATCTTTGCTATCTTCGGATGGGGTGGATTCGGTAACGGATTCGGAGGAAACGGAATGAATGGTGGTGTCGGAAGCGAAATCCAGCGCGGATTTGATAATCAGGCGGTTGTGTCAAAACTTGACGGCATTACAAACGGACTTTGTGACGGATTCTATGCAGTGCAAAACGGCATGAATGGCATCAACACAAACATTTTGCAGACCGGATTCGGCATTCAGCAGGCTGTCAATGCTGATACAGTCGCTAATATGCAGAATACCAATGCTTTACAGTCACAGCTTGCAAATTGCTGCTGCGAAACAAGAGAAGCTATTCAAGGCGTAAACTACAACATGGCACAGAACACTTGCGCTTTGCAGAACACCATGAACAGCAACACGAGAGACATTATCGACAGTCAGAACGCAGGAACACGCGCTATTCTTGATTATCTCTGCAATGAGAAGATTTCTAGCTTACAGGCAGAAAATAGCGACCTTCGCAGAGCAGCTTCACAGGATCGTCAGAGTGCACTGCTTACAACTCAGATGGCAGCTCAGACGCAGCAGATTATCAATGCAGTAAATCCGTCTGCTATCCCGGCATATGTCGTACCTAACCCAAATGCTTATGCATATGGATGCGGATGCAACACCGGTTGCGGATGCTAAAACTGAATAATTGAGTATCTTAATTGAGTTTAACTCGATCATGTCTGCTATGCAGTATTACTTACAATCAAAGGGCAGACTGTAATGTTTGCCCTTATTTTGTGAAAGAGAGGTAAAAATAATGGAAGTAACAGGAATTGCATTACAAACCGTTGTTGCTGGAGAAGATGTTGCATTCACAGAAACAGCAGTAAATGGAACAAAATGTATCGTACACAGACAGGGAAGTGGAATTATCAAGTTAAGAGGTATCACCAATCAGTGCAAGGCTAGATTTTTGGTATCGTATTCCGGAAACATTCAGATTCCGACAGGCGGAACAGTTGGAGAGATTTCTCTTGCAATCGCGGTTGACGGAGAGCCTTTGCAGTCAACAAAGATGATCGTAACCCCTGCGGCAGTTGAGAATTTCTTTAATGTATCAGCGCAAGCATACGTTGATGTGCCTTGCGGTTGCTGCAGTACGGTAGCGGTGCAGAATACGTCCACGCAGGCTATCGAGGTTCAGAACAGTAATTTGATTGCAGTAAGGGAGGCTTGATATTATGCATAAGTTTGCGAAACAGATTATGGATTGCGTGAAAGCCCACGTTGACGGCATCGGAATTGAGAATTTCGAGGGTCAAAACCTTGATGATCTCAAGGATTGGACGGAGATTGCAAAGAATATCGTATGCTTTGACAAGGACTACAACATTGTTGAAGCCATGAAAAAGTCTGAAGATGAAGAAATCATGCGCATGGTGGAAGAATTTGGGGATTATCCGGGAAGAAGATACTACAATGAGTACCGGTACTCAAACGGAAGATTTGCACCGAAAGGGCGTGGAACACGCAGAGGATATGTAGAACCACCATATTATCATCAGATGCCAGAAGATTACCACGAATGGGAGAGAATGCCGGAATACGACCGAATGAGAGACCTTGATCGAATGAGTATGGGAAAGATGTATTATTCAGAGCCTATGAGCGGAAATAACGGCATGAGTACCGGTACTCACGATGCAAGAGAGGGCAGAGCCGGTATGAGCCGGAGAAGCTACATGGAGACAAAGGAAATGCATAACGGAAATTCACCGGAAGATAAGGACGCAAAGATGAAAGAACTCGAAAAGTACATGAAATCTCTTTCAGAAGATGTGACCGAACTGTTTTCCGGTATGTCTCCGGAAGAAAAGCAGTTGACCAAGACAAAGCTGACTACGCTTGTCACGAAAATGTAATAGAGAGGGCATTTTGCCCTCTTTGTTTGCGAGGTGGTAAATTGTTCACGATAAACAATGAAATGTGGAATTTGGTCAAAGTATCGCGTTACAGCGATATGCTACAGAGAAGTGATGGAAGCAGAACGGTAGGAATGACCGACAGGGACACGAAAACGATATATCTTGCGGATGATCTACGCGGAAAATTCCTTGATCGCGTGCTATGTCACGAATTATGTCATGCGTTCTGTCTTTCGTATAATGTATACATGGATATTGATACAGAGGAAATTGTAGCAGACTTCTTGGCTACATACGGAAGAGAAGTATTTGAAATAGCAGACAGACTATTGATTGAACTTATGGAGGTTGCATAATGGATAAAATTTCAGAACTCTTACAGTACGTGCACCGGACGAATCCGGAAATGACTAGAGAAAAGCTGATAGAAGAGTTGAGCAAAAGTGACTATGCGGCGCGGTCTTTGATTTTTACGAAAGAAAACATCGTTGCGCTAGGGCAAAAATAAATCCGGCGGTTTGAATCGCCGCCGGATTTGTGTCAGACTTTCGGAATGTAAGAACCTTTCATTATTTCTATAGCGAGTTTCGCGCCTTCCGTCATGTAAAAATCATTATTCTTTGCACAGCAGTTAAAAAGCAGTTCCTCGAACTCTGAATATAAATTTTCACTTAATAACCCTTTTAGCTTCTCTGTTAAGGGAGAGAAGTATTCAACAAAGGCATTTCCGGTTTCATTGTCAAACTGACTTGAACATACAATTTTGATAAATTCATCCATTTTAATATTCCCCTTTCAATTCTATTCGTTTGGTAACAAGTCTGTTTTGCCATTTGTAAGGAATTTTGCGCAACACGCGAATCCTGCAATAAAAGCCGCTTCTTGAATGTCGCAAACACCATCCCTTATCTTATCGCTAATGTCGTTATACAGTTTTTCACTCAAAACATCCTTAAGACTGTCAACCGAATCATACATCTTGTAGCAAGCAGAATTGATGATTCTCACACTCTTTTAATTGTTTACATCGTTTGTGTCTAAAAAGTTTTCATAAGCAATTTTTAATAATTCTTCCATTTTAGTAGTCTCCTTCTTCTGTTAATAAATAGTTGATATATCCTGTCGCAAGTCTGGCAAGGCTTTTACTGCCATCCAACAAATCCAATTTGTACTCTGGTCTATAGCCAAACCTCTGCACATAGAACTTTTCTTCAAGCTCTAAGTCATAAATGTCAGATAGCTCCACGAGAATCTTGTGATATAAAAATTTTCTCGTCCACCCAAACTGTTCCATGATAATTTTTAATTTCCAATTATTTTTTCTGAACCACGCTCCGCGTGATGCGCCCAATTGCTGTTTTGAAATGTAACAATCTGCAAACGGATCATCGCCTTCCGGTAATGCCGCCTGTGGTTGCTTTATGGCTTTCTCCATATCGTTAAAGCGTTTCACGTATCGGGCAGTAAATACGATGCCTTTTTCTCCGTTGAATTTGTTCGCAAGAAAATCACATCCTAACTTGGTTACTTTGTAGCACTTGTTTTCTTTTCCGGATTCATCTTTATAGGTAGACGGAATGAAATAATCACTCGCACCTAAATTGTGGTGAGTCAAAATTTCAATGATTCCTTCAGTATGTTTTCCCTTTACATCCTGTCCTTCCAATTTTCTTAAAACTCTGTCGTGACGCATTTCCATCATTTCTGCAATCTCTAAAGTAGTGATGGTTTGTTCTATTTGTGCCATATTTGTGCCCCTTTCTGTAACTTATCAATTACTGTTGTAACTCTTTAATTACATTATACGGTTTATTTTGTGATTGTCAAGTATTGTTTGTAATTAAATAATTGAATAATAAATTTATTTATGATATTATTGAAACACGTCAAGAGAGAGGAGGCGGTACATTGTTTGCAAAAATCGTAAAACATACGCTTATTGAAAAGGAATTAAGAGTGACCGATCTAGCAAGACTTATTGACACCAGCTCACAAAATCTTTCGCAAAAAATGAAACGTGACAACTTTTCAGAAAAGGAAATGCGGCAGATTGCGGATGTATTGGGTCTTGATTTAGAAATTGTAATGAAAGAGAAGAAATAGTAGCGTTACAATACATCATAGGGGAAAATCAAAGAGCCGGCGCAGGATTGGGAGTTGTCGAGATTGACGGCAAGTTATACTTTATCCAATATGTTTTATAATTCACAAACAAAGGGCAACTTTTCCGGTTGCCTTTTCTTTTTGCCATGTTCAAAATCAACAACGTATCCGGGCATGTCTTACAAAATCTCCGAAAAACTGTAAACAAATTATAAAACTTTTCTTAAATCTTTATAAACAAGGCTAGTTGTATTAGGTTCTTGACAAGTCCGAAAATGATAGAATAGTATCAGTTTTTACAAAAAATCGTCTGACAATCGTCTGACATAAGGCGAGACAATCGTCTGACGTCGCTTTTTCAGAACTATGTTCTCTTTCTCTCTCTTTTTCTTAATCTTTTAAATTAATAATAATACACTGTATTTAAAGCCTATAGGTTGTAGAGTAAGTGTATATCCGCATATGCGCGCGGCGTAAGTATATAAATACCACCGTAAAAAATTAAGGCTTGACTTTAAACCCGGAAATAGTGTATACCAAAAGCAGAGAGATTAACAGATTGGAGGTGTGAATATATGCAGAATGTAGAGAATGTAGATCTTACAACCCTTATAGTGGATCTAGGCACAGTACAGATATACACATCAACTGTACAAGATTTAATAGACAACGCTTGTATAGAATTTCACATCGAAGATCTGCTGAAAGCTGGACAGAGACAATGGAAAGCTGTAATGCAGTATGTTGGTATGCATTTATTCCCAGATACATCGGTACTAAAAGACAAGAGTTTGAAACCTCTTGGTAATGCAACTATACCGACTAACTGCAATAGATACGACAGAGAGGTATTATATAAGCTTTGTGATTATTATATATACATCTCCAATGTGTATAGCAAGTTGGTAAGTACAGTAGCATTCAGTTATTTTTGTAATATACCAACCAATACGATGGATATATGGGCTAGCGATGAACCAAGTTCGCTGACTTTCAAGATGTGGCAAAAACTGCAGCGATCTCGTAAGGATTGTATCCTCGATCGTGCGTATGACTCCAATAGCCCCGTAGGTACTATGTTCGTGGGAAATAACGAGTTCGGCATGAATCAGCCGGGCATTGGCGATAATGCCACGCAACGCAAGGCAATCACAGCGCAGGAGCTGCCAAGGCTGGACGAGAAAAAGAGCCAAGAATTGCACGCAATTGATACACAATTTACAGATGCAGCGGTAAATAATACAGTTTAAATTGTGTGTGATTATTCTACAATTCACAAATGCAGTAATACCAAGGGTTGTAGCGTTTCAACTATTCGTGAACTATTCGGAAAAGTTAGGTTTTGCGAATAGTTGCAAGGGTATGACATGAATTGTATTAAAACAATTTGATTTTCACACAATGACAACAAAACGAAACGGAAAATATTTTAGATTTCCATGTTTGCAGAAAAAGGATGGGGGAGGGGGTCTGGCAGAAAGACCACCGGGCGGCTACTAAGTTTCTCAAATTCCTCAAAAAATAAAAAGCCACTTACAGCACCCATTGACTTTCACCGTAAATAGGCTATAATAAATTTATAACAATTCACTTTCACGTTGCGAATCGCAACTACATTTCCAAAAAATTTTTTAAAAACAAAAAGAGGTCAAGCACTATGAGGACATTGATTGAGTATATTCGTTCATACCTCTGTAAGCATGATTGGGAGCTTTTGTTCAATACAGACATCATGGATGGCAATAAGTTATTTAATAGCATAAAAGTGTGTCGCTGCAGGAAATGCGGGTTAGAAAAGCGATACAAGGCTAGATAGGAGAACGAATATGTTAGATACCAATAGTTGTTGCGGCACCTGCAAATATGGCTTATGTGTCAAGACAAACGGTTATGTTTGTTCAAACGGCGAAAGCGATTATGCCGCTGATTTAGTAGAATACATCCATTCATGCGATTTTTGGGAACAGAAACAGGGAAAACTGAAATGAATGAAACATTGATGAAAACCGAGTATTCCACAGCTTTTGATGAAAAGCGCAAAGGTCTGATTGAACAGTCGTATTACAAATACGGACCGGCAAGAATGAATTTTGCAAACGGGAATGTGGATGCAATCGAAAGTTTGAAAATGAATCTTGCCAAGTTTGAAAAGACCGGGAACCTTGAATATCTGTGTGATGTTGCGAATTATGCCATGTTCCGGTTCATGTTTCCACAGCAGGGCGAATATTTCAAACATACAGATTCTGATGAATCTGCTGGACTTTTCGGCATGAGCGTGAATGAAATGGAGCGGTTCAAACAGGAACACGGATTTGAGGATTGGAGATATTGATATGATTTTAAATATAATTGCTACGGCAATAGATGTCATTATGATACTTAGCCTTATGATGCAACAAGTAAAGCAGACAGACAATTCAAACGCAATGGGGTATTTGCTTTCATACGCGATCTTTGCAATGAATATTATGGTCATTTGGAAATGATGGGCTATCGCCAAGCGGTAAGGCACAGGATTTTGATTCCTGTATTCCCGGGTTCGAATCCCGGTAGCCTAACTGGTTGCATGCTGACGTTTCATGTAAGCACGTATGTTTTTCATATGTACTTGAACCCTTGGTTGAGTGATTCAAGCATTTGGGTTCCTCCTTTCGCCACTAGGACGATTCTGTTAAGGACGGTGCGAGACCGTCCTGTGGTATTCTATCATGCATCTATCCCACGGTGCATGAGTCATGAAATTAGGTGGTGGCGGAATAGGTAGACGCGCAGATGGAAGAGACAGGACAAAGATTAAAAACTCATGGTTGAAGTCCTATGGGTTCGATTCCCTCCAATGTGAACAGTGCACGGTTTATGTGAGGTGCAAATCCTCACCCACCTACTCGGTCAAATTATGCTGCCTGCTTGCAGGCGGTCTATGTTTTGGCTGAAAATGAGTTGCCGGTGAAATGCTGTAAACCGGATAGTGCAAGGCATAGCACGTAAAACATATTGCTAACCGTCTTGTGGCGGTTATGATCGGTTAGTCGAGCGGTAAGACACCACCATTTCACGGTGGTAACACGAGTTCAAATCTCGTACCGATCATTAGCAGGATAGAGAAGTGGCAATCTTGCAAGGTTCATACCCTTGAGACCGGTGGTTCGAATCCACCTCCTGCAATTTTAATGGCTTGTAGTTCAGTGGTAGAACGCCTGACTGTTAATCAGGATGTCGTGGGTTCGATCCCCACCTTGCCAGTTAATTATTGGTTCAAGTAGGCGACAAGGCTTGATTAAATGGGCGGTACAGAAAATGCGCTGCTAAGTCCTGCCAATAAATTATTCGCAGATATGGCGTAACGGTATCACAGTAGTTTGTTAAGCTATATTTTCCCAAAGGAGACAAATATGGAAGAGATATGGAAACCTATGGTTTATAAGGACATAGACTTGACCGATAGATTTTTAGTATCGAATAAAGGCGAAATATACAGCCTAAAATCAAATAAGATATTAAAGCAAACGCTAAATAAATCGACGGGGTATTATGCACTGTGTGTAAGCCTTGGTGGAAGAAAAAATAAAAAGGCAATAAAAACACATATTGCAGTTGCTCCAACTTTTGTTGCTGGATATAAAAGAGACTTAGTGGTAAATCACAAAGATGGAAACAAACAAAATAACGATGAAACAAATCTTGAATGGGTCACATGCAAGCAAAATGTAATTCATGCGATAGAACACGAATTAAAAAGAACTAAAAAAGGTTGCGAAGCGTATAATTCAAAAATCAAAGAGGATGATGTAAGAAACATTAGAAAAAGATTGAAAAATAAAGAAAAACAATGTGATATTGCAAGAGACTATGATGTAAGTAGAGATGTAATTTATCATATTGCACATAATCAAACCTATAGAAACGTAGTATAAGTTTTCGGAGAATAGCATCAATGGCAGATGTGGCGGGTCGCGACCGTTGTTCCAGTTCGATTCTGGATTCTCCGATTTTGAACATTGAAAATTGAATATTGACGGTTGAAGTGGTATAATTTTCCTATCACGAAAGATTGGGGGAATTACAATGGACTACATCGAAAAACTTTTTAAGCAATACCCATTTATTTATTTTATCGGTGGAAAGTATTATGCATTTGGCTCATATGTTTGTTCTGAATGCGATATGCGTAGTGTGACTTTAGAAAGCAGATACAAAGAATTTGAGGACAGCATAAAAGAAGAACTCACGCAAAAAGAAGCATGGAAAATATTCCACAAGCTGATTTTTAAAGCAGAGTGCGTAAGGGATGAACATGGATTTTGCACCGAACCACAAAAAGAGCTATTGAAATTTCACTTTGATGATTCAGAAATGAATGAATTAAAAGCCCAAGTTAATAGATATGTGGAATATTGGAAAAAATATTCATTTGCCGATTTTTGCTAGCTGAATTTCATAAATAGCATAACTACCAACCGTCAATATTCGATGGTTGGTATTTTTTTACGCAAAAAGGGGCGTAAGTATGTGTGAATTTTGCAAAAACATAGGAATTGGAATACCGGATTGGGATTTCTTACCAGAAGAAGATTCTGATATAGTTCCTAGTGGAGATAAGATAGAAATACGAAAGATAATGAACCATAACGCACTTGTTTTTACCAATAGTGCGAATGAATACGGAGCAGGAGCATTAAATATCAATTATTGCCCTATCTGCGGCAGAAAGCTGGTGGAAGAATGAAACATCAAAAAGAATGGCACACTTGCGACAGGTGCGGTGCTGAAATAGAAAAGCCTAAAATATGGTACGACCGAATGTTCCCTTATCTAAGAACCGTAAATTTAAAAAGACCTATGCGTTTCAGAGAAATATTTGCAGAAATTGAACAAGGGAGAATAGAACCGGTTATAAGTAGAGACGGTATAGACAGTATTATATTGGACGAATACTATTGCACAAAGACAAAGCAAATTGACTTATGCCCTAAGTGCAGGAAAGATTTTGAGAGGTTTATGAGGAATGAGAAGAATTAGAGAAACATTACATTGTCTGCGCTTAGATAGCAGAATAAGGCACAATATAAGATATGCACAAAGACAATGGTTCTTTTCGTACTTTAAGCACTTTAGAAAAGATTTAAACATGCCATTACCCAATAGCATCAAGCAAGCAAGAGGAATATCGAAAACTATTTTAGAAAGAGGGCATATGCAAGACCTTGTACATGATTCTGTAATGCGTATTAGATATTCGAGGAGATGCAATACTCGTGTGTGCAGGGCTGCTAGGAATGATTAGTGAGGTATGAGAAATGTTTGTTAATATGGGAACCCAAACCTATGAAATGAGCCGCAAGCAGGCAAAAGCTATCCTTGGAACGGCTAAGAAACTTGCAAATTGCAACATATGCGGAATTGAAAAAGGCAATGTGGTGATTATGCTGAATGAAAAGTATGAGGACGATATGAGCCTTAAAAAAGCCGTAGGGGAGTATAAAAAGAAAGGGTTCAAGGTGCATTGGAAATGAAGAAAACGCGTTCAAAAATCATAATTAAAACTAGAAAAGGCGGTTACACAAAGATTTATGCCAATGGGAAATGGCAAAAGAAAGTGTGTGTCATTGATTATCACGCAGAATGCAGTAACAAGGATGGTATAAATGTTACTTGCGAATTTGATAAACTGAAAACTGATAAAAACGGTTCGGTTATCCACGATGAAGATAAAAAAGATTTTGCAAAAGAACACGTAGTTGCAAGAATTTAGGAGTGAACACATGGAGTACCAAGACACAATTAAAAAAATGGAAAAAGGAATAACAAGACTTCGAAAAGAATTAGACGAAGCCAAGTTAGGAATAAAAACATCACAGAACGAGTCTCTTATTTGTGATGATACGATGAAAATAGATATTCTTGGAACAGAATACAGAATTGAAATCCACAAAGTATCAGAGGACAGTTTCATGGAGGGAAAAAGTCTTGCAGGCTATTGCGGAGAAGATAGCAAGATGATCGTAATTGCCGACATGTCGGAAGAAAAGTACTTTCCAGATATGAACGAGAAAGAGAAAGAATCATACCGAAAAAGAACTTTAAGGCATGAAATTATCCATGCATTCTTCAATGAAAGTGGTTTATCTGATTCTTCGAATTGCTACAATGGTGCATGGGCAAAGAATGAGGAAATGGTTGACTGGCTTGCAATTCAAGCCCCGAAAATCTTTTCTACGTTCAAGAAAATGAATATTTTGTAAACATGTATTACCGGCTAACAAATGGAGTTAGTCGCTACCCTAAAACAGTTATAGGCAGAGGTCAAGGCACTTCTGCTTTTGCGGAGGTGCTTTTTATTTGGCTTCAAAGCAGTTAATCAATGCAGTAAATGGATATGAAAACTACATACAGAGAAAAGGCGTTGATGAACAGGTAATAGATGCCCTTTTGAAAGCGTGCAATGTGGCAATTCGGACGGAAAAAGACGTTGACTACGGATTGACTATAACCGAAAGAACAAAGGCTTTAATCAATGAATTTACGCAGAAAAATGCGGGCGGTAGCATATGGGAACTTGAACGATATGCGCAGAATCACGACATTAAAGGCGGATACAAACTTGTGGATCAGTTCTATGAAGTCTTGCGGTTAGAGAGCTTTTATCGTTTTGAGAGCTTCATCTACTTTATGGAGCGCAAAAGAAATTGGAGTAAACGGTTTTATTATCCACGCCGCAAGACGCTGAATATTGTTGCCCAAGATCTTGAAGATTTGGAAAACCGAAAGATTAAATTTTACGGATTATCAATGCCATCGCGTGTTGGTAAATCGACTATCTGCATTTTCTTCCTATCGTGGGTGGCTTTGCGCAGACCAAACAGCCATAGTGCTATGGGTGGTCACTCTGGTATTTTGGCAAAAGGATTTTACAAAGAACTGATGAATCTTTTTACCACAGAAGAATATACGTTTGCGGAACTTTTTGCTTATTGGCATCCGGAATACGCAAACGCAGCACTTCCAACGGACAAAAGTGCTGATGAATTTACAATTACGCTTGGAGATCCGGACAGATTCGCAACCGTAACGTGCCGTGGTATTGATGGAACATGGACAGGAGCGGTCGATGTTTCAAAAGATGGATATTTGTATGTCGATGACTTGGTGCGTGATCGAGAGCATTCATTAAGTCCTACTCGAATGGAAAACACATACCAAGAGTACCTAAACAAGATGGTTGACCGTAAAAATGACGGTGCAAGGGAATTGATGGTCGGTACTCTTTGGAATGTTTTAGACCCATTGGAGCGCATGAGAAAGCAATATGAGCATGACCCGCAATACCGATTCCGTAAGATTCCGGCACTTAATGAAAATGACGAAAGCAATTTCGCGTATGAAATCAACGGATTTTCCACGGAATACTATCGGGATATGCGAGATAAGCTTGACAATGCCGAATGGATGGCTAAGTTTATGCAGCAACCATATGTCCGAGAGGGATTGCTTTATACGGATTTGAGACTATTTAACGGAATCCTGCCGGATGGAGATTTCCGGCGCATTGGAGTTGTGGATGTTGCTTGGGGCGGCGGCGATAGCTTGTCAATGCCGATAGGGGCAGAATATGAAAACGGTGATGTTTATATTTACGATTGGGTATTCAACAAAGGCCCGAAAGAGGTAACAATCCCTCTTGTTGTTGGACGAATTATCGGGAATGAGATTCGGCAGACAAGATTTGAGGGAAATACCGGAGGAGATCTGTATTGCCAATATGTAGATGAAAAGTTGCAGGCACAGGACTATAAATGCTCATGCACAAGCAGAAAAGCACCAAACAAGGTTGAAAAATTATCAAAGATAATAGCATATTCCGGGGATGTTAAGAGAAAATTCATATTTCTTGATACGCACCGCCCGATACAGGATCAAATGAAAAAAGATTCAGATCTTGGAGTAACAAGGTATTACAGAAATGACGAATATCAAGCGGCTATGGATGAACTCTCTATGTTTGTAAGTATTGGCGGTAATGAACATGACGATGCGGCAGACGGTTTAACCCAGCTTGAAATGTTTATAGAGAACCCAAACAATACCGCAAAGGTAGAAGCGGCAGTAAACCCATTTAGGAGGTATTAGGATATGACAACAGACAAATATCTTTCACAGATAAGCAGAATTGACCATGCGATTGCAAATAAGCTGGAAGAAATCAAGAAGCTATCCGATATGGCAACTTCTATATCCATATCTCCGAAAGAAGTGGATGTGCAATCATCCGGCAATCCCGACAAAATGGGGAGCGCGGTATCAAAAATTGTTGATTTGCAGAATGAGGTTCAGGCACTTGTAGATGAATTGGTTGATAAAAGACGTATTATCATATCACAAATTGACAGTATGGATAATACAGATGTATATATCGTGCTTTCATCGCATTATGTCAATGGAAAAGATTGGAACCTGATTTCTGTTGAGATGAAATATTCCTACAGGAACATTATGAAACTTAGGAAAAGAGCATTGCAGGAGTTTGAAAGACGTTATGGGCGGCTTTATTCTGAAAAGAGTGCATAAAAGTACACAATAGTTCACACTCTTTCACAACATTTCCTAAAACTTGCATGATATACTAAAAGAGTAGAAAAACAAATTTCTACAACCCCCAAAGTATATAACCCGTAAAAGGCACTGTCAGAAATGGCGGTGTTTTTTATTTACAAGAAAGAGGTTGCTATGAAAAAAGTAACTATATATTGCCCGGATTGCGGAAGAATTGCCGGACATTACGATGGAAGATCTACGATAGATCATCCGTGCAAATGTAAAAAATGCAATCATATTGTGATTTATCGCGTGGCAACAGGCAAAGTTGAAACAAAGCCAATACCGAAACGCGCTTGCAGTAGTGGAGTTTTATTTATATGAAGAATACACAGTATTTCCATGACCTTGTAAAAGGCAGATACGGAAGAAAAATTGCATATTCTAACGTAGAACAGATTACGGCAGACAATATCGTAAATGTTGTCGGAAACTGCATTGGTGCATTTTATTTCAACAAGACGATCATTCGTTATCTGTGGAACTACTACAAGGGCGATCAGCCTGTATTGTACCGAACAAAGATACAGAATGCGGATATAACCAATAAGGTATCTGAAAACCATGCCTATGAGATTGTTCAATTCAAGGTCGGTCAGACTTACGGTGAGCCAATTCAGCTTATCAGCAGGAAAGACGATGATCGGATAAACAATGCGGTTGATGAATTTAACGATTATCTGACCGATGCTAATAAGCAGGAAAAGGATATTAAGGCAGGAGAGTGGCAATCAGCAACCGGAACGTCATTTAAGGCGGTGCAGATTACAAAAAATGGAGATATACCATTTAGAATTGTTGCACCGACACCAATGAATACTTTTGTTATCTACAGTCGTTCCACAGAAGAGCCACTTTTAGCAATCCAAGAGCTTAAAGATGCCGATGGACAGATGTATAAACTATGCTACACGGACTCTTACGAATGCAAGATTGTGAACGGAGAGGTTCGAGATTGGAAACTACATGGTTTTGGTGGAATCCCGATTGTCGAGTTTCCGAACAACCATGAGCGCATTTCTGATATTGAGCTTGTGATCGGACTATTGGATGCAATCAATACAATGCAGTCAAACCGAATGGACGGAGTTGAGCAATTTGTTCAGTTTTGGGTAAAATTCGTAAATTGCGAGGTTGATGAAGAAACATTTAAAAAAATGAAAATGAATCACGCTCTTACAGTTAAGTCTATCAACAAAGATAATAAATCAGATGTTGACATTATGACGCAAGAGCTGAATCAGACAGAGTGCCAGGTTGCAAAGGATGATTTATGGGATAATGCGCAGTCCATTCTTGCCATACCAAATAAGAACAACAATAATTCCGGTGGAGATACACAGGGAGCGGTTGAGCTTAGAAACGGATGGGACTTCTCGAAGTCGAGAGCAAAACTGAAAGACCCGATTGTAAAGTCGGCTGAAAAAAGACTTGCGAAAGTTGTTTTGAATGTGATTCGCATACAGGATCACGATTTGGGATTGAGTTTGCGCGACTTTGATGTGCAGATAAACCATAGTCCACAAGACAATATGTATACCAAGTCACAGACACTATATCAACTTTTACAAGCCGGTATTCATCCACTTGTGGCAATTAAATCTGTTGGGCTTTGGGGAGATGCGGAAAAGACATTCCTATTATCAAAGCCATACTTGGATAATCTGTGGAAAACCATTGATGATGTAGAAGCGCAGGAACAGAAAGCGCAAGAATTGATAAATAAAATGAATACAGATAAAGAAAATGAAGCAGTTACCAATTAGGTAGCTGCTTTTATTTTATAAATTCGCAAAGCTGTGAGCGGATAAATCAGCAATGTCAATCGGTGCCGTTACACCGTTAAAAAACGTATGACATATCGGAGGTAATCAATGAAAAGAGAAGATTTAATTGCTATGGGAATCAGCGAAGAAAACGTTGAAAAGATCATGGCAGACTACGGAAGTTCGATTCAGAAAGCAAATTCTAAGGTAAATGACCTTAAGGAAAAGGCAGATAAGGCTGACGAATTGCAGAAAAAACTTGACGAACTCGAGCAAGGCAGTCTTACGGAAGTTGAGCAGGCTAACAAGAACCTTGAAAAAGCAAATGCTAGGATCGCGGAACTTGAAAAAGCGCAGGCAATTTCTAAGCAGCGCGCTGATGCAGCCACGAAGTTCAATGTAACTGCGGAACAGGCATCGCAGATTGTCAAGGATGATGGAAGTTTTGACTATGACGTTCTCGGAAAGATTATCTCTGAAAAAGAGACCGCCGCAGCGCAAGCCAAGGAACAGGAGATTGCAAAAGGAAGTACCAATCCGGGCGGTGGCACGGCTGGCGGTAATAAAGACAACGAAAAGACAGCGGATGTCGAGAATGCTGAAAAGATTACTTTTGGAAGCAATTCAGCTACCGCAGAAGAAAAAAATCATTATGTAATTTAGGAGGTAAAAATCATGGGTAAACCTATTGAAAGAGATTTTACTCAAAGACTTGGTATTTTAAAGCATTTCCCTTATCTGGGAGCCGCTTGTATTGTTCCGCAGACGATGGCAACTGCCGCTGATGAAAACGGAAGAAAGATTGTAAAAGGTGGAACGCCATTTCCATCAAACGATGAAAGCTGTGTCGGTTATCTGTTTGATGATGTTGACGTAACGATGGGTGATGCGCCTGGAACTTACGTTTACGCTGGCGATATCGACAATGCAAAACTTACAAAGAACGGAGTAACTGTTGAGGAAACGGCAAAAGCCAAAACCCCAAGAGTTACTTTTTTTGATTAAAGAAAGAGGTGTAAATTATGGCATTACCATTAGCAGAAGCATTTACCGCAAGAAGTCTCGGTGTAATGTGGAATAATTATGAAAAGACTTTAGGTTCTCAACCTTATCTCGGCAGACAGAAGTTTGGTACAAGAAAGCAGGAGAGCCTTGACCTTAGATTTATTAAAGGGAAGAGCGGACTTCCGGTTTCTCTGAAAGCATCTAACTTTGATGCACAGGCAGAGTTAAGAGATGTTGGCGGTTTCTCTGATATCCAAAACGAGATGCCTTTCTATCGTGAGTCCTACATGGTAACAGAGAGAGAAGAGCAGGAATACGACAATTACAGAAACGCGGAGAACACTTCTCTTGCAAATGATGTACTCCGCGAGATCAGCAAAAAGCCTATGATGCTGATCGAGGGTGCGAGAGTCGTACCAGAGAGACAGATTTGGAGCTTGCTTGCACCGGATGACGGTGTGCCAAAGATTGATGTAAATATCGGAAAGAAGAAGTACACAGTCGAGTACACCTCAGATGCTGGCGAAGCACACAAGAAAGATCACTTTGTTGAGATTTCCGGCGAAACCGATAAGTGGAACGTTCCGGCAACGGCAACACCACTCGATGATCTTATCGAGACAAGACGTAATTTTGCTAAGAAAACCGGATATTCTCTGACAAGATTCAGTATGAACACAGAGACATGGGAAATGGTATTAAATGCAGAGGACACAAAGAAGCAGGTTCTCGGTATTACTGCATACACAGGCGGTATTCGTTTACAGCAGTCACAGGTAACTGAATATCTGCGCGGCTACGGAATTGAAATCGAGGTATACGATAAGTTATACGTTGATCCGGCTGACGGTCAAACAAAATACTTTATTCCAACCGGAATTGTATCTTGTCAGTGTGCCGGAGTTTATCTTGGTGACTATGTATTCGGAAAAACACCGGAAGAAAGAAGTGGAAGTCTTACAGACGGAAACCTTTCTATCGTAGAAACCGGTATTTCTGTTTACACATATGCTACAAACCATCCAATCAATACTCACTGCGTAGTATCCATGATCGGACTTCCAACATTTGAGGGAATGGACAGCGTTGTTGTAATGAAAGTTATGTAGGAGGTGATCCAGCGTGGTAGCAACACACACAATTAAATGTGGTGGAAAATGGCACAAGGCAGGAGAAAAAATGCCGGAGAGTAATTCTCCGGTATCTTCCGTTGGGTATACAAAGACCGAAATCAACAGAATGAGTACCGCAGACTTGCAAAAACTTGCCGCGGAGCAGGGAATTGAAAATGCACAAGAAACAAGCGGTGCGGAACTGAAAGAAATTCTGATTGCAAAATTTAATCTGTAGGAGATCGCTTATGTCATACACACTTGTCGAACAAGTAAAGATTCGTTTACAACAATTTCATATAGAAGAAGTAGAGGACGAAGCGACCGGGGAAAAGTCCGATAAAGTTGTGTTTGATGAAAAAGAATGTAACCCTTTGATTGAACAGCTTTTGGAGCAGGAAAGAAAAGAGATTATCAGCAGACGGAACTATCCGGACACATACACGCAAGACCAGATTGACAGTGATGTTAAGAACTATGAAAACATTATGGTCAATTTGGCGGTGTACGACCGGTCGCAGGCAGGAGAAGCATACATGGCAAGTTTCTCCGAAAACGGTGTGAGCCGGACATGGAAAGACCGTGAAAGCCTTTTTGTTGGAGTGTTTCCGTTTGTAAAAGCAATGTAATTAAAGAAGATTGAGCGTGACCATGTTGCCGGTGTCGGTAAAATGGTTGCAGGCGACGCACATTAAGCGGTGGTGGGCAGTGCGTCAAAAGGAGATTCAAATGAAAAGTATTTTGATTCAAACTTATCTTGTGGCACTTCCGATAGTGCTTGGATATATAGTTTGGCTTCTTAAACAACAAAAGAAAAGCAGGGACGCGAACAGTAAAGGAACAATGCTTCTTTTGCGAGTCCAGCTTATTGAATACCATGCAAAGTACACCAGAATCGGAGAAATACCATCATATGCCTATCAGAACTTCTGTGAGATGTATGATGCGTACCATGCGTTAGGTGGAAACGGAATGGTTACGAAAATGAAACATGAGATTGAAGAAATTCATATTGGAAAAGGAGATAAAAGCCATGAGGAATTGGAAGGATTGGACTAAGAAAGCCGGAATCCGAGCAATCAAGACTGTTGCACAAGCGGCGATTGCCGGAATTGGAACGGCGGCATTTATGGGCGCGGTGGATTGGAAATATGTTCTTTCTGCATCAGTACTTGCCGGAGTGTTATCGCTTCTGACAAGTGTTGCCGGAATCCCAGAGGAAAACACCAATGCTTGACATTAACAAGCAGGAAATGAAATATTCGCAATCCGGTCAGAGGGTATTCATTCCACAAACTGACGAAAATGGAGATATTGTCTATGAAGGGTACAAGGATTCCGATGGAAACTTTGTACCTTATTTAGATTCCGAAGGCAACAAGATTCCAAAAGGCGAGGAAGTTGAAGGGTTTTCAGAACCTACGACATTCCGAGCTAATATCAGCAATAAGTTGTCAGAAGCCCTTGTGAAAGAGTTTGGAATTGATGATAGTACATCATACTGTCAGCTTGTCACGGATAAAGGATATTTGCCATTGAAAGCCGGTGATGTGGTGTGGAAACGCTCGGAAGTCAAACGCACTGATGATGGACTTGTGGATTCAGAAACCGCAGACTACATCGTAAAAGGCGTTGCAGATGAAGGACTGACCACGGATTTGTTTCTTCTTCGGAAAAATATTAAGTAGGTGATTGCGTGGCAAAGAAAACTATTTCAATGACATTATCCTCTAAATCCATACAAGACGCCATAAAGGAGTTAGAAAAGTACCGCAATAGTTTACAGGCTAAATGCGATTTACTTGTTTCTAGGCTTGCACAGATAGGTCAGACGGTGGCAATACAACACATATCGGAATCACCATTAGGAAACACGATAACGGTAAGGGTAGATAAAGCACCGCAGTTAATGACCTCGAACGCGATTCTCATTGCGACCGGAAAAACGGTAACGGCAGAAGATAGAGAACCATTCTATACTTTGTTGGCGGTAGAGTTTGGAGCCGGTATTTTTTATAATTCCGCAGAGAACCCCAAAGCACCGGAACTTGGATTCGGTGTCGGCACGTATCCTGGGCAAATACACGCTTTTGAAGATGGTTGGTACTATTGGGACGATAAGACCGAAACATGGCGTTATACCCATGGTATCAAAGCCACAATGCCTATGTATAATGCGGAACAACAGATTATTCAACAGTATGTAAAGATTGCAAGGGAGGTATTCGGTGGAAAATGAGTTAAATAGTTGGGCACTTGATTTTGAAGATACCTTATGTTCCCTTTTGAAATCGTACATGGAAAGCAAGGTAAAAGGAATTAAAGTGACGCAAGATGAAGAATCGGGCGGCACCGCAACATTTCCTACGCTTTTAGTCAGACAAATCGGTGTGACAGAAGCCGGACGAACTAATGAAGCAAAGACAATCAATGCAATTCGCCCAACATTTCAGATCACAATTACAAACAAAGGTTCAAGAAAAGCAACTAAGGACATCGCAGCATATGCGGTGTCTTTTTTTAAACAACAAATGTTTGAGGTATCAAATGTAATCTCAACAATTTCCAAGCAAGTGCGAACGGTTACATTCCGTGCAGCTCGCGTAATTGGAAACGTTGAGCATTTAGATCAGCTATAAGCAGAAAGGAAGTAGAAAATATGGCATCAACAAGTTATAGAACTCGTGTCATTGTAAAAGAGCACACGGAAAAACAGGCTGACTTTGCAGGAACATATAATCTTTTGGTTGCGGCTAAGTCAGTTCCAAGCCCTGCGTCACCGCCAAACACTGTTGAGTCAACCACAATGGAAGATGACCAGCAGACTTTTGAAAAAGGAATTAAGACTTCTGATTCAAGAGAAATCACAGGAAACCTTGAAAAAGAATATCTTTCAAAGGTGGATGGATATGGAGATAAAAAACTTGATATTATCCATCTGTATGGAACGGACGGTATTGGCGGCGTAGCGAAGTACGCATATGTAGGAACCGCAACTGCCACACCTAACGATGTAGGTGGAAACGATGAAATCCTTGAAATGACGGTAACAGTTATTCCAAGCACAGCATCAGAGCTTGTTACGGATAAGCTGACTGTCGTTGATAACAAAGATGGAACATTCACCGTAACAGTGGTGGGGTAAAAAGCCTATCGGACGAGCAATCGACCGCACCGGTAGGCGAGGATGAACGGTCGATAGCAGAACTTGAAGCAATGAGATAAGCAACAATGGGGCGGTGGCAACACTGCCCCTTGCCAATATAAGGCAGAAAGGCAAGGTAAAACATGAAAGTAAAGTTAGGAAATAGCGAATATTCAATCAAATTTGGTTTTAAGCCAACATTAAAGTCACATCTTATCAAAGATGTATCAGAGTCGGTAAGCGAGCAGGACGGAAGCTTAGAGTCTGTAGAGAAACTGTTACTTGAAACACTTCCTAAGATGCTTCTTGTAGGACTACAAGTAAACCATAAGGACGAGTTTGGATATGACTACGAAACAGAGGAAGGATATGACGAGCAGTTCCAGAAGGTGCTTGATATGCTTTCCGAAAAGATTGACAATGGCGAAATCAACTGCCTTGAATTGTTTAATGAGTTAGAGTCCGAGTTGGAGTCAAACAGTTTTTTAGCGCAAATGATGGAGACGGAGAAGAAGAATCGAACGCCGGCGAAGAAAACTCCATCCAAGACAGCCAACAAGAATTAACATGGGAATATTACGTTGCGGAAATCCGTCCGTTTTACCTTATGGTAACGAAAGGCTACGGATTTTCCGTTGATGATATAGATATGATGAATCCAGAGTTGCTTAAGCCTTATGTGGATGCATATAAGACAGAATGGAAGCAACGCGACATGGAAATGTATATGTGGTTCGGCAGATATGCAACGTCAGCACTTGTGACCGCAATAGACGCGACATTCGGAAAGGGTAATAGTAAGTACGTGAAAGAAACTTGCTATGATTCCATTGAAAAGCAGAATACGGACGATCCAGATGCAGAGATACGAGAAATGCTTAAGGCAGAAGAAGAATGGGCGGCTAAATCAAGACAATCACATTTACCAAAGCCAAAGATAGTTTAAGAAAAGAGGTATTACTATGGCAGTAATTATCGGAAGTGCGCGGCACGATGAACACGGAAATTGCTATTCTGGTGGAAAAGCCGGAGACCAGACCGGACAGGAAGTGTCTACGCAGAAGTTTTATAACCATTCTAAAGGATGGTACGTGCTAAGGGCGAAGGACGATAGGGTTGCGGAGAAGTTAGCCGAAGCTATGCAGATTGCGTGTGATAACAAAAATATCGGCTATGACCAATCGGAACGCTACGGAGTCATTAAACATGGCATTAGCGCAAAGGTTAAGACGGAATGCGATTGTTCTTCTCTTGTACGCGCTTGTATTATCCATGCATTCGGGAAGGATGTAGGAGATTTCAATACTGCAAACGAAAGAATCATTCTTTTGAAATCCGGCTTGTTTACCGATGCTGGTTCTTACCGAATCGGAGAACTGCTTTACAACGGGGACATTCTTGTGACGCGTACAAAAGGTCACACTGCAATCGTTGTAAGTGGAGCAAAGAAAAATGCAAGCAAGTATTATTCGATGTATACCGGAAAATCTGGATCAATCGTTGAAGCATTAAAAGCGGTTGGGGAAGATGATGTGTCAAAAGAACATCGCGCGGAAATCGCAAAAAAGAACGGATTTTCCAATTTTAAGTTTACATCAGAGGAAAATTCAAAAATGATTTCTCTTCTGAAAAAGGGAAAACTGAAAAAGTAATTCAAGGGCGGTAGGGGTCAAATCTTACCGTCTTTTTCTAAAACTACATAAAGGAGGTGGAACTGTTGGAATTAGAAACCTTAGAGGTCAAGATTCAAGCACAGGCAAGACAGGCTAATGGTCAGATTGATGCGCTGATAACAAGGTTGGGAAAGCTATCTTCATCTTTGCAAAGCATAGATTCTAGTGGAATTAACCGGTTATCAACCGGAGTAAACCGATTGATAAACTCAATGAGTGCCATGCGCAGTGTTGATTCAAGGTCGTTCTCGACTCTTGCAAGAAACATCAAAACACTTAGCAATATTGACACAGGAAAGATCAATGCAGCAGCCGGAGCGATGCGACAGATTTCAAAGTCGGTAAGCTCATTTTTCGGTATGTCGAAATCGGTGCAAGGTTTGTCGGAATTAGCTGGAGGAATCAAACAGCTTGGTTATACAAGCTCTACAAAAGCTATCGAGAACATACCGAAACTTGCGGTTGCAATGCGACAGCTCATGTCGGAATTGTCAAAAGCACCTATGGTAAGTCAAAATCTTATCAACATGACAAATACACTTGCAAAGTTAGCAAGAACAGGTGGAGCGGCAGGAACAGCGGCAAAAAGCATCACAAGCTCATTTAGCGGATTTAGTTCCGGTGCTTCTGCGGTTACCAAGAAGTCTTTCTCTCTTGCGTCTGCAATCGGAAAAGTGTATGCAACGTATTGGACTCTATTCCGAGGATTTAGGCTACTTGGAGATGCTATTGATATATCATCCTCACTGACAGAGGTTGAGAACGTTGTAAGGCAGACATTCGGGCAGTATGAAAGCCTAATTAACAATTTCGCAAAAACATCAATTGAAAAATTTGGTATGTCAGAATTGTCTGCGAAACAGTTTGCAAGCCGTTTCCAAGCAATGGGAACTGCACTCGATATTCCGCAGGGGCAGATGGCGAAAATGTCTATCCGGTTGACAGAATTAGCCGGAGATATGGCTTCATTCTATGATGTGAGCCAAGAAGATATTGCCAAGAGTCTGCAATCTGTATTTTCCGGTACTACGGCACCTATGCGGCGTTATGGTATCGACTTGACACAGGCAACATTAAAGGAATGGGCATTAAAACAAGGACTTGATGCAAACATTTCCTCAATGACGCAGGCTCAAAAAGCCATGTTGCGTTATCAGTATGTGCTTGCGCATACAACCAATATTACCGGGGACTTTGCCAGAACAGCCGATAAACGAAACTTTTGTTTCATGTGTCGCGCGGCATAGCAATATGTCGATGAAAATCGGGTAAAATCGGTGAAAGCTAAGTTGACTTAGCGCGAACATTTTTGTATAATATGTTTGAGGTGATTTAATGCGAACATATTATATCTACAAAGCAACAAATAAAATAAACGGAAAATCTTATGTCGGTCAAACTTGTGACTTCCATAGCAGAGTGTGGCAACATCAAAGGTGTTACGAAAAAGAAGATTGCGACTTTCATAGAGCAATTAAAGAATTCGGGTTTGACAACTTCTCATGGGAAATCATCGAAACGTGTGAAAGCGAAGATAGAGCCTGTGAGTTGGAAAAGTATTACATTGAAAAATTTAACACCTATCGAGATGGCTATAATATGACCAAAGGTGGGAAAGGCGCGCCGTATCATAACGCCAGGGCGGTTGTTTTGCTGACACTTGACGGGAAATATGTTAAGCGTTATGATAGTGCAATGGATGCAGAAATTGACGGATTTCATAATGCGGATGTTCTGCTTAATTGCAAAGGAAAAAGGCGGCAAACAAAGGGCTATATGTTTATGTTTGAGGATGAATATGAATCAAACGGAGCGAAAACCTATAGAAAGCCGGAACCTAACGGAATGAGAAGCATTATTCAATGTGATATGGAAGGAAATTTTATACAGAAATTTAAAAGTTTGCAGGAAGCGGCTAGGATTACCGGAACAAATAGAACAACTATTTCCGGTGTGCTTTCAAATACTTATAAGTCGGCAAATGGATATATTTTTGTATACGAAGAAGATTTTCCAATAAAAGATTTGAGTATCTATAAAAAGCGTAAAAAAGGAAGAAAAATTGCGCAAGTGGATGCGAAAAGCGGAGAGATTGTAAGAGTGTTCGATAGAATATCCGAAGCCGGGGAATCTCTTGGAGTTAATTACAAAGCAATACATAAGGTAATTGACCAAGAGGGACGAACTGCTTATGGTTATAAGTGGATAAGCCAATAAGCTAATACCGAGATAAGGCTATAAAATAAAAGTTATAGCACATTGTAGAGCGTAGGGATTGAACCTATGCTCTTTTCTTATGGAAAGAGTGTAGAATATAATATTCCCAAGAGTATCCGACAACCACAACGCTGTGGTTGAAAATGTACGCCGAACTTATGGGAAACCGTAAGAAGTAGAGGATAAAAAGCCTTTACGATAACATATTGACATGGCATAACCAGATAACCATGCTTAAAGAGAATTTCAAAGCACTTGGAGCGGTTGTTGGTGGTGGTTTAATCAATGCATTTAAGCCGTTTATCAAGGTACTTAATGCGGTTCTGCAAAAGGTGATTTCTTTTGCGGAAATGGTAACAAATGCTTTAGGTTCAATCTTCGGATGGAAGTATGAAGCAAGCAAAGGGGCAGGAATCAGCGGTCTTGCTGATGATATTGGAAGCGCATCTGACGGCATGGACGATTTAAGTAATGCCGCAGGAAACGCAGGGAAAAACACGGGTGGTATCGCAAAAAATGCCAAGAAAGCAAAAAAGGAAATCCAACAGGCAACTCGTGCATTTGATGAATTAAAGGTTATTTCAAAACAGAGTAAAGACAAGGGTTCCGGTTCGGGGAATAAAGGTTCTGGTTCTGGATCTGGTTCAGGTGCTGGTGGCGGCACCGGTGCTGATGGTGGTTTAGTTCAGACCGACACCATCTTTAAGAAATTCAAAAGCAACATCAAAGACCTTGAACAGTTGGGAGAGTCTATTTCCGGTGCGTTAATTAACGCAATGAAAAAAATTAAATGGGAAAAAGTGTATGCAAAAGCTGAAGGTTTTGGAAGAGGATTAGCCAAATTCCTTAATGGACTATTTAAAGGACAAAAAGGTACAACGCTTTTCGGAGAAACCGGAAGGCTGATAGCTAATTCATTAAATACAGTTCTTCACGGATTGGATTCATTTGGCACGACGTTTGATTGGAAACAATTTGGAAGTTCAATCGCAGACGGAATCAACAAGTTTTTCCAAAACTTTGACTTTGCATTATTGGCTAAAACGCTTAATTCGTGGGCGCAAGGGGCGTTTGATGCAGTTACGACAGCATTAAGTAAAATTTCATGGAAGGATGTTTGGAAAGGCGTCAAGGAGTTTTTAAGCAACTTAGATGTAAAGACGGTTGCAATTATTGTCGGTGCGCTGACAATCAAAAAAATCCTTGGATTGCATCTTGCAAAAACCGCACTTGATATAATCGGAACTTCCATTTCAAAAGCAATAGCGTCTTCTATTGCATCTAAATTAGGTGTTGGAATTGCGGCAAACCAAGGAATTGGCGTAGCTTTGTCTACCGCATTATCCGGAAAAATAACGACGGCATTTGCGACGGTTGGAACAACCATTTCAGCAGGATTTAAGGCTTTGTTTGGAAGTAAAGCGGCAGAAGGTGCGCTTGCATTTATAAGCCCTGTTGCAAAAGCAATAACCGGAATAGGCTCAGTTGCGATTGGCGCATTTACTGCAATATCAAACTTTGTGACCATGTTAAAGAACGGATTCAGTTGGCTTAATGAAGCACTTATGCTTGTCGGAGTTACGATTACGGCAGTCGGGGCGGTTATTTTAGGGGTAGCGGCAGCACCGGCAGCGATTATCGCAGGAATAGTAGCTGCTGTTGCAACGGCAACTGTAGTAGTCAAGGATCATTGGAAAGAAATAAAAAGAATTTTCTCAAAAGCCGGAGATTGGTTTAATACTAATGTGATTAAGCCAATAAGCGGATTTTTTGAGGGATTATGGAAATCCGTTTCCGGTTTTTTCTCTTCTTTATGGAAAGATATATCCGGTGTATGGAAAACAGTTTCTGGATGGTTCAATACTAATGTTATAACTCCTATTGTTTCATTTTTCCAAGGATTTTCGAAAAGAGTTGGTCAAATCTTTGAAGGATTGTGGATTATTGTCAAGGCGGTATGGATTGTTGTTTCTGATTGGTTTAAATCAAAGGTAATAGAGCCAATAAAGAAGAACTTTGAATTATTGAAATCGGCAGTATCAACCGCATTCAAGGCTCTATGGACAACTGTGAAATCGGTATGGGCGGTGGTTTCCGGTTGGTTTAAGGAGCATGTTACAACACCTATTAAGAATGCTTTTAGCTCAGCAAAAGAATCTATTCAGAAAGCATTTAGCGCGGCAAAGACAGCGGTAACCGGTGCGTGGAATAGTGTTTCTAGTTGGTTTAAAGAACATGTAACCACCCCGATAAAAAATGCTTTCTCGAAGATGAAAGAAAGTGTAACTGAAATATTCAGCAAATTATGGAATAGCGTGAAAAGTGGTGTTGCCGGGGCAATGAACACCGTAATTTCAAGAATTGAAACAGCAATAAATTCATTGATCGGTGGAGTGAATACCGTTTTGAAAGGGTTTAACAGTGTTGTTTCTGCGGCGGCTAAAGTAGCGAAGGTAAAGTGGAGCGGAGTCGATCTTGTGCCGAAAGTGAGCCTACCTAAAGTAAAGGCATATGCAACAGGCGGTTTTATGGATAAATATAGCATAGCAACAGTTGGAGAAAATGGGCTTCCGGAAATTATGGGAACAGTCGGAGGTAAGCCAGCGGTCGCAGGAAGCCAAGAAATTACCGGAATCAAAGATGCTATCAATTCAACATCTGCGCAAGAGGTTTCCTTACTGCGACAACAAAATCAGTTATTACAAGCTATTTTACAGAAAAATTTCGGAATTACTACAAACGACATAGGAAAAGCTGCAAGGGATTATGGTAGAGAACATTACAATCGAACCGGAGACAATGTATATGTTTTTTAGTGACTTCTATAATAGAACGTGATATAATTCTAAATAAATCATATCACAAGAAAGGAGTCATTATGAGAAACACAAAAAAATTATTAGTAGCGATGGGATTGGCATTTGCCGTTTTGATTTCGGCTATGCCAATCCAAAATGCAGATGGGAAACAGATTGTTGCGCAGGCGGCAACTATCAAATTAAACAAGAAAGCAATTTCGCTTGATGTTGGGGAAACACAGAAATTGAAAGTTGCCGGAACAAAAGCAAGAGTTAAATGGAGTTCAACCGAACCAAGCATTGCAAAGGTAGGTAAAAGCGGAATTGTTACAGCAGTATCATCCGGAACGGCAACGATCAAAGCTAAAGTCGGAAAGAAAGTGATTTCTTGCAAAGTAACCGTGAAAGAGAAAATCAACAGACTTGCATACGAAGATTCGAGCATTAGGGTTTACTTTACAGGGCTAAAAAAGGGAACATATCCGGACGAACTTATAGCTTGTTTGACAATCGAAAATATTACAGACAATAATATTACGGTTAATTCTGACACATCATCAGTAAATGATGTTATGGCAGAAGGGACGTTATATCAAGACCTATCTCCACATAAAAAAGCTTATGTAACGTGGTGGACAATGGATGATAACATTGTGAGTTTGCCAATAAAGAATATTGACAACATACAACTATCCCTAGTTGTCTGGAATGAGGACTCGGAAGATTCCGACTACTACATGACAGATTCTTTTGGGTTACTAAAATGAGTTAAAGGATTTTTGGGAGGAATTCGATTATGAAACAAAGTGGATGGGGAATCGCATCTTTAGTGTGCGGAATAGCAGGCGTTTTGTTAGCGTGTGTTGCGATAGGCGCAGTTCCGGCAATAATTGGTCTTGTATGTGCAATAATTGCACTTACGCAAAAAGGGAAAGGGCATGGAACTGCAATTGCAGGTCTAATCTGTTCAATAATTGCAATAATTATTTTCGTTTTCGCATCGCTTATATTTGATGGAGATGATTCAGACCAACCTAAAAAAGTATCATCAAATGAAGAAACGCAAATTCAAGACACGGAAAACCATTCGACAGAAACTGCAACAGAAGAAAAGGTTAATGAACCTTTTAAGGTTGGAGATACTGTTGAGACGGAAGATTTGAGGATTACGTTTTTGAAAGCCGAGCCGTACACAGAAGAATACGACGATCCAGCAAAAGGACATGAGTTTTACAAATTTGAGTTTGAATTTGTAAATATTTCAGATTCAGATCAATATGTTTCCTCTATGGATTTTAACTGTTATGCTGATGGCTATGATATGGAAAGCGCATATTCAAGCAAGGATAAAGATTTGGATGCAACATTATCAGCCGGAAAGAAAACAAAAGGTGTTGTATGCTTTGAAATCCCAAAGGATGCCAAAAATATTTCTCTTGAATATGAAACAAACTATTGGAACGAATCAAAGGTATGCTTTGAAGTTAAAAAGTAAATGATATTTAAGCCGTGGAAACACGGCTTATTTTAATTCCAAAATCAGATTGACACAAAATCAAAAATAGTCTATCCTTATTACTAAGGAAACAACCTTATCCGTGAAGATGCGGATTACTTACTCGAACGCCATACTGTACGAAAGAGGAAACCAATGTGATTTCACAAGTGGCTTCCTCTTTTTTATTCAGATAAAAATGTATGGAGGTAGACACGAATGAAAAAATCACAACTTATGCTTAAGATTCAAAACAGCATTGAGGTATTTGAGAATCCAATATTCGGACAGATTAGAATGACCATGGTAGATGATGAACCATGGTTTGTTGGAAAGGATATATGCGAAGTATTCGGAGATACGAATTACAGAAGAAGTCTTTCAAATATTGATGATTCTGATAAGGGTGTGTCACAAATTGATACTCCAGGTGGAAAACAAAAATGACGATTGTTAATGAAAGCGGTTTATATTCCTTGCTTTTTCAAATGCAACCGCAGAAAGCAAAGGGTGTGTCACAAAACGACTCCCTTATAAACGAAAGAAAAGAAAAACTTCATAAGTTCAAACGTTGGGTAACATCCGAGGTTCTCCCTACAATCCGTAAAACAGGTGGGTATGTCAATAATGATGAATTATTTATTTCCACTTACCTACCATACGCAGATGAAAACACTAAGCTGATATTCTCACAGACATTAAAAACTGTTAGAGAGCAGAACGAAACCATTAAAAGGCAGAAGAAAGAAATCATCCATAAGGAAGATGTTATTATCGGACTCGTTGATGATATTGACTTGGCGACAAAGAGACAGCGGATAACGCAGATTGTCCGTTTCGGTGCCGATGGAAAGTATCAAGAACGCTATTCGTTGCTTTATGGAGAATTTGAAAGGAAATATCACTGCAACCTTAAATCAAGGATGGAAGGTTGCACACTCAAACCAAAAGTAAGAAACAAGATGGATTATATCGACAGGGAAATGGGAATGATTCCGCAGTTGTATGAAATCGCTTGCAAACTTTTTGAAAACGATGTAGAAAAGCTGAAATCTGAATGGGAATCAGTAGTAGCTTAAAATTTAATCAAATGGATAGCATCTACCAACACGGTAGGTGCTATTTTTATGCCCATTTTAGGAGGTAGACGATGGGATATGGTGGATATTTAGTAAAGTTTGGCAATTATACCATACCGAACAGTTTAATAAAGCAGGACACGTTTAGTTCCTATGTAAATATGCAGGACAAAGACCCCTGGACGGATGAAAACGGATATGAGCATCGTGATGCCGTGGAACTGAAAGCCTTAAAGGTCGAGTTTGAAACCAAAGCCATGCTGACCGAAAAGCAGTTTGATGATTTTTGGAAAAACATTGAAAAGAACTATACAAAGGCAAAGGAGCGTGGTGGCTATATCACGGCATACGTGCCGGAAAAACGCGGCTATGTGACGCAGTATGGATATATCGCTGACATTCAGCCTACGTTCTATTCTGTGGCACATGGGAAGATTAAGTATGACGCAATCAAATTTTCGTTTGTAGGTGGTGTATATGATAAATAGCAGTTTGAAAGAAAAGTATTGGGATTCCGCGACAGATAAGCAGATGGTCATATCTGTTGTTGGAACAAATCAGAAAATAGACAATTCGATGCTTGAAATCGGTACGTTTGCGCTTGAAGAAAGCCTTTGTTCGGAGTCTGAATTAAAGTTTGGAGCGTGCGAAGCGAATTGCGTAAAATTTACAGCAAGAAACACCGCAGGAAACATTATCGGAAAGACAATCTCTATCGAAGAAACGATTGACGGAGATAGCCAAAATCCGATGCCATACGGAGCTTTTAAGGTGGCATCCGATGTTCCTACGGCTGACCGTACAAAACGGCAGATTACGGCATATGACGCTATGTATGACATTATCAATACGGATGTAAAGTCTTGGTATGCAGGACTTAGCTTTCCAATGACACTTAAACAGTTCCGCGATAGCTTTTTTGCGCATCTTGGAATTGCGCAAGTTGAAACAAGCCTTGTCAATGATTCCATGACGGTCAATAAGACGATTGTAGCCACGCAGACGGACGATTCAAGTGCGGTCACAGAAGAATCCGCTATCAGCGGAAAAACCGTTGTAACGGCAATCTGTGAGATCAACGGATGCTTTGGTAATATCAACCGAGAGGGCAAGTTTGAGTATGTCTTTCTGAAAGCAATCACAAGCGCACTTTATCCGGCAGAAGATTTGTTTCCGTCTGACAATTTATTTCCGTCTGATGCAAACACAGAGTCCATGACCGGACACTACATCACGTTTGATTACGAGGACTTCCAAAGTAAGGCAATCACACAGCTTGAAATCAAGACAAGCGAAGATAATACCGGTGCTATTGTTGGAACTGCCGGGAACAACTATTCGATTACAGGAAACTTTCTTGTATCAGATAAGACCGGAGCGGAGCTGGAGCAGATTGCAAATAACCTATTGCCGATTATGAAACAGGCGGTATACACACCGATTAAAAGTTGCACTTGTGTCGGAAATCCATGTCTGACACTTGGCGAACCCATCCGGTTCAATACCACAAGAGAAATTGTTGAAACGTATCTATTGCAACGTACCCTAACCGGTGTGCAGAGCAAGAGAGATTCAATCTCGGCACAGGGTACGCAGACACACTCTGCAAAGGTTAATTCGATCAGAGACACGATTGAAAGTGTGGAAAGGCGTACCGGAAAGTTAGAGAGGAACGCAGATCATCTTCAATCCACATACGAGGATTTAGAGGAACAGACAAATACCAAGTTTGAGCAGACCACAAAAAGCATTGTCGCAGAAGTCAATCGTGCACAAAAGGCAGAAGGGCAATTAGACGCATCACTGGAATTGAAGTTAGGCAGAGACGAGAACGACCAAGTTATTTCTATGATCAATGCCAGTGCTGACCAAATTGTGCTACGAGGAAACAGATTGATTGTAGAATGTAACAACTTTGAACTGGACGGTAGCGGACGAGTACATATAATAGAATCTCTGCTTTTTGACAGTGGTGAGGTATCTGGGGTAGAGATATTAGGTCATGACGGAAGAAATAATGCGCTATTGCAGAATGTTAAGTTGGACTTATTATCTGTTACTGACGCAAACGGGGAAAACTTGGCGACAGAAAGTTATGTTGACAATTCGCTGAGCGACTACGCAACCAAAAGCGAATTGCCAAGTGGGTATTTTACAGACGTAGACTATACACTTAATGATAGCTCTACAACCAAGTATTCGCCTAGACACTTTAATAAAATGTCTGATTTTGGTTCAAGGGAAAGTACCTTGGATATCGAGGGTCTTTTGATTTCTATTCCGAGTTCCGATAGAAGGCTGAAAAATAATATACAATCATTAAGGGATATTAAAAGCGTTTATATGGCAATGCGCCCAGTTGAGTATACATGGAAACCCGGATACATCACGCAACACACAGGCTTACAGTTTGGTTTAATTGCGCAGGATTTAGAGAAGATTTTGCAGGATGCCGGATTGTCCGATAGCGGACTTGTACTAAAAGAAAATGCCGAAGAGGATGAAAAAGCAATTCATGGAGATTCAAAGACATGGAAAATTGACAAGGAAAATCTCCATGCAATGCACATACAGATGATCCAGATGCAGCAGAAAGAAATCGAACTTTTGCAGCAGAAAAACGAAGATCTGGAACGCAGATTATCAGCGTTAGAAAGGAGTGTGAACCATGCAGAAAATTTATAGCCGGACATACTGGGAGAATTTTCCAAGCGAGAAAACAGCAATTGATGCCATGCGGTTAAATAATGCGGAAGCCGGCATTGACAATCTGGATGATCGTGTGGTTGCTATGGATGCGTCTAAGGTTGATTTGGCAAAGGCAAATGAGCTTGTGAAAGAAATTCTGTGGGATGAATCAAAGGGAACGATCACTGTTGTGAAAATGAACGGTTCCAAAGCAGTCATTGATACCAAGTTGGAAAAGTTGGCGGTCAACTTCAAGTACAATCCGCAGACACAACAACTGATTATCACGTTGGACGATGGCACGGTGCAGAACGTGGATTTATCATCCTTGATTACAGAGTATGAGTTCTTGGACTCTGATACGATCACATTTGCAATCGGAAGTGACGGTAAGGTGTCCGCAATCGTGAAAGAGGGAAGTATCCAAGAAAAGCATCTGCGCCCGGATTATCTTGCAGATATTAAAGTGGAATCTGCAAAGGCTGTAAATTCTGCAACTAATGCAAAAGCATCCGAAACCAAGGCGGCAAAATCTGCCACAGATGCCAAGGACAGCGCAGACCGGGTACAGGGAATCGAAGACGAGATTAACAAGAAACTCACAATGACAGAATTTGATGTGAATGAGGATGGGGAGTTGATTTACACGGACAATGCGGCATATAACTTTACCGTTGATAATAACGGAAATTTGAATTGGGAGGTGGCTTAATATGGCAGTGGCAGGTAGAGTAGCAATCGTGCCTAAAGGCGAGTGGAGCGCAAATGCTACATATAAGAGATTGGATGCGGTAACTCATAATAACACATTGTATTTTGCAAAAAAGAATGTTCCGGCAGGAACGGTAACAAGCAATACGGAATATTGGTCTAAGTCTATTGCGGGCGGTGTTGTTGCGATTGCAACAACAGAGGATGCCGGAGTTGTAAAGCCGGACGGAAAAAGCATGAGCGTAGATGAAAGTGGAACGCTTAGTATTAACTTGGATGGCACCACAATTACATTGGACGAAGCAAAAAACGTCATAAAGTTGGCAGATGCATTAAAGGATAAAATCGGAAGTGCGCTGCAACCAGAAAGTATCGTAAATAACCAGGTAACAACAGAAACCGGGTATGCGCTAGACGCTAGACAAGCTAATCCGAATCTGGATGGTACGCTTGCAAAGCAGATAAGTGATTTAAACGGCAGTTTAAATAATGTATTTTATGCTGTTAAAGAAACAAAAGATGCAAACGATGCTGATTTTGGGATTACACGTATGCCGCCAAACAGTAATTATGATACTTCCACCCATAACCCATTTCCATATTTTCACACGATACTTTTAACAATTCCATTTGTTGAGCTAGGTAGTGGCTATGCGGTTCAAATAGGTGTATCTATAGCTTCACAATACAATGGAAAATTAGCCGTTCGTGTCAAAGATTCGGGAAATTGGCAGGATTGGAATGTTATTTCTTAATAATACTCTTTCCAGAATAAAACTAAACATCGTATAGAATAAAGTCCCCATCCCAAACTTGTACAAAACAAAAAGTAGTACTTCGTGGACTTGTAAGCAACCCAGAGCTATAGTTTAAAGTTTCTAAGCCATTCCACGAAAATATCATAAGTGTGTAATCGCCAACATTTTTAAAAGTTGTTACGTTCTTAGATATCAAATTATAGAATTTATCTTCTATTGTGTTTATTTTGTATATCCCACAACCACCAGATACTTGCGACGATGAAGACCAATTATCAATAACTTTTCTGACTTTAAAATTATTTACGTCATTTAAACTGCCGTTTAAGAAAATATATCGAACAAACATTCGAACGTAACTTATAAACCATTTTTTATCATAGAAAGGAATAAAAAATTATGGACAAAATTATCCTTAAAAACAAAACAGAGTTCGAGATTGCCGATGGAGCAAGCCTTGGCAACATTCAGATTCAATCGGCAGATTTTGCCGGAATCGAAACAATCACGAAAGCATTTTCCGTGGACAATCTTGCAAAAGTGACATTCACCCACAACGGGGAAGTGTCTGGGGAATACACCGATCTGAAATCCGATGGGTTTACATATATGCCAAATGTGGGCGAAGATGGCGCAGAAGACGGTACATATACCGTAACGGTAAGACTTAGAACAAAGACGGAAATGGAAAAAGCAATCGATGAACTTAAAGCAGGGCATGAAGTAAACGCCGGAGCAATTCAGGATCTTGCAGATATGGTAGCAGGAGGTGAAGCATAATGGTTAAATTCTACGTGAGACGTATTCTTGTAGACAAGAAAATGACAATTGATGAAGTGCCGATGCGTTGGCGCGCAAAAGTGCAAGAAGAGATTGAGAAACAGCTTTCCGCTTCTCTGCAATGACATTTTCTGTCGAAACTTGCGACCGAAAAATGTTGAAATCATGCATATTGTAGTGATACTATGGACTTGTCCGAAAGGACACTTCAAGTTCTGGTGGGGGCAAGGCTTGGCATTGGCTTTGTCCCCAAGTTGTTATTGACTATGCCGAACACACGTTCTATAATATCCGTATCGCTACATAGGGCACATGATTGGGGGTTTTGAGGTTGGGAGAAGAGTACTACAAAAATGAAATCATTAAACTCATTGAAAAATGCGACAATTTGCATTGGTTAAAAACCATATATGCATACATAAGCAACTTATTAAAATAGGAAAAGAGCCAAGGGTTTGCGCATTGCCCTTGGCTCTTTTTTACTTTTTGTCTGAAATCATATCAACTAAATTTTCTAAGGCTGTCCAATCATTTTCGCTTAACTTGCACAGCGCAGAAACAAGTCGATACTTAAAGTTTTCATCACCTAGTCTTTGGATTTCTCCAAGCATTGCTGAAATCTGTTCGTCTTTTGATAATTCAACAAACATTTCTCCGTTTCCGGTGCGAAGCCAATCTTCATTAACATTAAATTTTTCACATATATCAAAAATTGTTCTGTCAGACGGTTTTTTTGTTCCTGTTTCAATTTGCGCTATAAAATTTCTCGAAAGACCAATTTTTGAGGAAAATTCTTCTTGTGTTAATCCTAATCGACTTCTTAATTCTTTTATTCTTTCATTCACTATTTATCCTCCTTTCATATATACTATATAACAAAAATGTCCCCTAGTCAACAAAAAAGTATTGACAAAATGTTTCTCGGGGACTATACTTTGTTTACAAGGTCAACAAAACCTTAAAATTAAAGGAAAGAGGTGAGAACATGAAAGAGATTAAATCAGCAAATGACATAATTGTTGTTCCGGTTTCTTATTTTAATGGAATGGAAAAGGAATTGCAGAAGATTTTAAACAAAGTGGATATTCACGATATGGATGTCATGGAACAGGTTCTTCATATGCGGAAATGGCTGAAAACCAAAACCGTATATGAAGAAACAAAGAGATTATATCCTAATCTCCGTTTGGAAAATATTCATTTGCTTTTACCACAAGAAGAAAAGAGTTCTTGTGAGTGTACTGATAAAACAAACAGTGAATAGATTCTGCTGTTGTGTCGCATAGCGGATTGCCAAACGTTTCAGGAACATTTAGTTCCCAACAGAAATTATTTATATTTGCGAATGTTATATCGTTTTCGGCTAATATCTTTGCCATCTTTTCTCGGTCGCAGGATATTGTAGAAAAATCGCAAAACAAAAAGTATTTCAAATTGCATCACCTCCCTTATTTGATGATAAGGGAATTATACCACAGAAAGGAGTGAAAATATGGATAATTTGGTACACATTGGAAATGCAGATATTTCCATCAAAGAGTACAAAGGCAAGCGAGTGGTCACATTTAAGGACATTGATATGGCACATGAAAGACCGGACGGAACAGCAAGAAAAAGATTTTCTGACAACAGAAAGCATTTTGTTGAGGGCGAAGATTATTTCGTTTTGAAGCCGTCAGACCTTGAAAATACTGAACTGTCCGAAAAACGGACACTAGAAAATGTAGTGTTGAGTAACTTCGGAACAGCACTCATTACCGAACAGGGCTATCTGATGTTGGTCAAGTCATTCACGGATGATTTGGCATGGGAAGTACAAAGAAAATTAGTTTCTTCCTATTTTAATGTACATCAAAGTGTCAACGATCAGTTATCTCCGGAATTGCAAGCATTGCAAGGGCTTCTTAATCAGATGGTTCAAAAAGAACTTGCTGACAAGGAGAGAGACAGACAGATTGTTAAGGCACAGAACACAGCGCGGAAAGCCATTGAGACAACTGAACATATCAAAGAAGCGGTGAAACCGGTATTTGATAATTGGAGAAATGAAATCAATGCCAAGTTTAACCGGATTCAGAGAAATGCAGATTGTCAATTCAATGTATTGAGGACTGAAATGTATTCAGAACTTGAACACCGTGCCGGATGCGACTTGAATAGAAGAATCAGAAACAGACGTGAGCGCATGGCAGAAAGCGGATGCACGAAAACAGAAATCAGTGCATTGAACAAAATGGACATTATTGAGGATGATAAGAAATTGCGTGAAATCTTTTCGAAAATCGTAGCAGAGTACGAAATCAGATATTGCGCATGAAAGGAAGTGATTGTATGAGCGAAAAGGAAAAGCGAGTTGTCGAAAAACTTCGTGATGCCATTCCGAATATGACAGATTTTCAGAAAGGATATGTCCTTGGAATGGTTGAGAGTTCTGCTTCGAAACATGGCGAGCAGGAAGAAGAGAGCGACGAAAGGGGGTTAGGGCATGGAACACAAACCACAAAAAATTGAAATCAAGCCGAGAAAAGAGGGCGAGCCACCGTCAAGCATTCATCTTTTTGTAGATGGACATGAAATCAAAGGAATTAGAAAACTTGATTTTTCTGTGGAGCCAAACGGTCTTCCACATTTGGTGCTTGATTTACAGGCATTTAATTTGACGGTTGATGCCGTTTGCTTGATATATCAGGAAAAAATCGGGGCAATCAATCTACAGATTGCAGACGAAGAAAACGAAAGGGGTGAGAATGGGTGGAAGTAAAAAGATACCGGCTTTTAGACGAAGAAGGAAAAGCTGTGATAGTAAAGAAAGACAAGGATAGATATATCGGTCTTGACGAATTGGCACAGCACATAGCAATGAATATCGTTGATGATTACCAAAGCATTTTGGACGGCGATAAGAAAATCGAAGATACAAACATTGAATTATCCGTCAAAGTCCTTACCGCCATTTCTCCGGTCATTAAAACATATTAGAAATGTTTTATGTTACGGAATGGGTTTTCTGCCGCTTCCACGCTAGAGGATTGATTTTCTTCTTTCGGTAGAGATTTTTTGATTTCTTCGCAGTATTGGTCGTACTTGGTTTTGAAATTGCTGAAAGAATCATTACATCCACAAATTTTAGCGATAGCGTAGGCAGATACATATTCATTGTTCAAAAATTCACCTCCCTTATTTGATGATAAGGGAATTATACCACAGAAAGGAGAGTTATGGGCGTATTACGGATTTTCAATAATGAAGAGTTTGGAGAGATTCGGACAATTACAAAAGATGATGAACCTTGGTTTGTTGCAAGTGACATATGCAGGTCGTTAGATTTGTCAAACCCAACAATGGCTATGCAAAGAATTGACGATGATGAAAAGGCTAAATTCAATTTAGGGTTATCTGGTGGAGAGACAAACTGTGTAAACGAATACGGTCTTTACTCATTGGTACTTGCAAGCAGAAAAAGAGAAGCCAAGGATTTCAAAAGGTGGATTACGCATGAAGTCCTTCCGTCAATCAGAAAGAATGGCGGCTACATAGCAGGTCAGGAAACCTTGTCTGATGAAGAGTTGCTTTCCAAGGCTCTTATGGTGGCACAACGAAAGATTCACGAAAAGAACAACATTATTGCCATGCAGGACTCGCGTATACAAGGGATGATACCTAAAGAGATTTTCGCTGATGCGGTATCAGCGAGCCATACATCAATCCTTATAGGAGATTTAGCAAAGCTTATTTGTCAGAACGGTGTGCAGATAGGACAGAAGCGGTTGTTTGAGTGGTTACGAGAGAATAACTTCCTTATTAAAAGCGGCAATTCTAGGAATATGCCAAAACAGAGATATGTTGAACAGGGATTGTTTGAGGTTAAGGAAAGTAACATTCAGAATCCGGACGGTTCAGTAAGAATCACAAAGACAACGAAAGTTACCGGAAAAGGACAAGTTTGCTTTGTAAACAAGTTTCTGAAAGGAGCATGAATGAAAAAAGTAATCCAATTCATCATAGGTGCGGTTGCAATGGAATATTCCTTGGTTGCCGCTTGCTATATGGATAGTGAGGGCGTGGCCGGGGATATGTCGGCTATTAAATTCGTAGTAGGGGCAGTAATCGCGGCAATTATGTATTACTGGTCGGAAGTAGACCGGAAGAGAGCCGAACTTGACAAAAGAATTAAGAGAAAACGCAGAATGAGAGAGGATGCATGGTAGACGTTGTGTATATAAGTGGCACGAGATGTTCCACGAAAGAAAAGCGTATGCTTGCTGAACTTTTGGCAGGGAAACGAAAGAAACAGAATGATAAAGATAATTTTGAAAAGGTTCTTGACAGAGAAATGAAAAGGAGAAGCAATGGAGAACAGAATAACACTGATCGGTGATGTTGTATCAGCGCCAAGGGAAAGCCATAAAACTTCAAACGGTAAGAAATTTTATAAATTTTTCATCGGAGTTGAAAGAAGAAGCGGTGTTGCAGATATACTTCCGGTACTGTTTGATGAAGAAATCATCGATACAGAAATCAGCGGAACGGTATACGTCAGTGGGAAGATAATTACCCGGCACGTAAAAACAGGGTCTGGAGAAGCCATTCTTATGTATGTTATGGCTGATACAATCACAAAACCAGAGGATGATAGCCCTTTGAATGAAGTAAGCCTTGACGGAATTATCGAGGAAAAGCAACTTAGAGAGACACCGCTTGGCCGTAAAATATGTGATGTGAAACTCAAAAACTTAAGAGAAAACGGAAAAGAGGATTTGATTACTTGCATCACATGGGGAAAGGGCGCAGAGTATACGGACTCGCTTGCTTTAGGCGATAGGGTAAGCACATACGGAAGATTACAGAGCCGGAGATACAAGAAAACGTGTAAAGATGGTCGTGTTGTGGAAAAAGTTACATATGAGTTATCAATAAAAGGAATCGTGGGGGTGTAACATGGGGAAGAAAAATTACGTCTGTGTTCCAAGGGATGAGTATGATGAGCTGATTGAGTATAAGTTGCATATCAACGCACTGTATGAATTCATTACGAAAAAACATGCCAACAGCATTAAAGCGTGCGTACATAAGTGCGAATTATCTCCATGGAAGCTATCGAACTTGCTTGTGGATATTATGACAATGAAAATTATTTCAACAATCTGAAAAGAGAATATAAGGAAAGAAGGGAAAAGAAATGCGAATGATTTTAAAATCACTCCATTTGGAGAATTTCAAAGGTATTAAGAGCCTTGATGTGAATTTCTCTAATAAGACAAGTATTAAAGGACAGAATGCAGTAGGTAAGACCACAATTTTTGATGCGTTCACATGGTTGCTGTTTAACAAGAACAGTGCCGGAGAGGAAAAGTTCAATGTTCGACCGTTAGATAAGGACGGAAACCGCATTGATAACGTAGAAATCAAGGTTGTGGGAGTTTTGGACGTAGATGGTAAGGAAGTAGAGCTTTCCAAGGTTCAGAAACAGAATTGGGTTAAGAAACGGGGAACAGACACCGTGACTTTACAGGGCAATGTCAATTCATTTGAGATTGACGGTTATCCGAAGAGTGAAGCTGAATTTAAGGCTTATATTTCCGGTTTGGCGCAGAGTGAGGAAATGTTTAAGATGCTGACCAATCCGCAGTATTTTTCTTCTTTGAAATGGAAAGACCAGAGAGACATTCTTATGAAACTTGTTGCAGAGGTTTCAGATGTGGAACTTGCGCAGACAGATACCAAGTATGCGCCACTGATTGCGGAATTGGCAAAAGCACCATCTACAGATGATATTCGCGCCAAGTTTTCCAAAGCGTTATCCGAATGGAAGAAGAAACAGGCTGAAATTCCGGTTCGTATTGACGAAGCCGAGAAATCCAAAGTTGATGTAGATGTGGCAGAGCAGGAGTTGTTAAAAGCTGATTTAGAGAGAAAGATTGAAGCACTTGAAGATGTAATGGCGAAATCTGATGTTCGGATTGATGAAATGCGCAGCGAAGAAATGCATTGTCAGTTTGAAATGTCCGCTATCGCGCAGACCATGAATAACGAACTTTCAAGCAAGAAACGTGAGATTGAAAATCACAAATATGACCACGAACGGAAGTTAGAGGATGTTCGTTCATCAATCAGAAAAGCGCAGGATTCCATTGAAAGCAATAAGAAATCAATTTCTGAACAGACTCTTAAGAAATCTGACCTTGTGAAAAAGTACAACGAGGAAGTAGTGAAGAAATTTGATGATTCTAAGTGGATATTTGACGTATCCACAGCGGTTTGTTCGTTATGCGGACAAAGATTGCCGGAAGATAAAATAGAGTCTTTAAGAGCCGATTTTTCGCAGAGAAAGGCAGATGCAATCGAAGCATTTAATGAAGAACACGCGAAAACACTTGCCATGATTGTTGATGATGGAAATGCTTGTGCTGAAATGATTAAGAATCTGACCGAGAACAACAAGGATTTAGAAAACAAGATTAACACCTTAAAACTAAATGAAGCGGAAGAAATTGACATTATCAAAGGATTTGACGAACAGCTTTCTAAGATTCCGGCTTGCGCTGATTATATGCAGAATACGGAATATGCCAAGTTAAAGGCTAGACAGGATAAATTGCTTGCTGATATTGCAGAGTTAGAATCCAAGGGTGCAGATAAGGCAGTTGAGGACGCAAAAGCAGATAAAGCAAAATTAAAAAGTCAGCTTGATGAAGTAAATAAGATTATCGCTCAGTCGGCTAACAACGTTATGATTGATGACCGTATCGAAACGCTTAAAGACGAGCAGAAAGAAATCGGGCAGAAGGTTGCGGATCAGGAACAGATTCTTTACCTGTTGGAAGAGTTCATCCGTTTCAAACTCAACAAGGTTTCTGAATCCATCAACAGCCATTTCAAGACAGTTAATTTCAAACTCTTTGAAATGCAGTTAAATGGCGGCATGAAAGATTGCTGTGAGTGTACCGTGAATGGCGTTCCGTATTCGACTTTGAATAGCGGTCATAGAATTGTAGCCGGACTTGATATTATCCGTTCTCTTAGCGAGTTATATGGCGTTATCGTGCCGATTTTTGTGGATAACGCAGAGAGCTTAAATGATTTCAATGTGCCGGATATGGATGCACAGTTAATCCTTTTGAGTGTATCAGCGGACAAGCAGTTGAAAGTTGAAGCGGTGTGATATGGACTATCCAATAAACGAAAAGTCTCTTGAAATCATTGAAAGGTACATGAGCCAAGAAAAACCAGCCATTATCGGCATTGAGGGTTCCTGCATGGGAACATTAAAGGACATGTGTAAAAAAGTGTTCCGAGAAAAATGTGTTATGCGTTTGGTCTACCGTAAAGGCGAGGAACCGCGTTTTACTTCATGGGATAGGAAGTACGACACATATTTTCAAGGAGATACGTGGTACGCATATCGTTGGATTTGCAAGCGTGGTTTTGGCTACAAATATTTTCTGAAAGGAAAATGTGAAATGTATTTTCAAGACCATGCGGAGCAGATAATAAATCTGTTTATTGCCGAAACATACAAAACTATTGAAAATGCGGTACGCGAAACGGATTACTTCTTGGAATTATGGAACGCTTTTGATAGTTGGTTTGATGATAGGAGAAACAAATTCATGGAGAATATGAAAACAGACATTCAAGAAATCCGAGGGTTGTCAGCAAGAAAAACTCCGCAATCACATGGTGGCGTGGCCAACTTGCTGAAAGTTCTCACAAAGACAATGGAAAAGCAGGGTTCTGATATTGCGAGTATTGCAAAGGTACAATATGCGGTATGCGTGCAGGCAGGAATCTATATTCCAGACGAGTTTATCAGAGATGTTGCGGTCACATTGGATATGGAAATTAACAATGAGAAAGTGGAGGGTGTGTAGAATGTCAAGAATAGGGACAAAAAATAACATCACACAGCCGGATGCGCGGTGTATGTCGTGCAAGCGTTGGAAGAACGCAAATAAAGGGTTTTGGGGAGGAGACGGACATTGTTCTCTTTCGTATTGCGAGAAAGATATGAGAAATAAAGGAAAGAGAGGTTGCAGATAAATGGATGATATTGAAAAATTGAAGGCTGAAAACTCGGATTTGCGAACAAAGGTAGATGAACTTAGTAGTAATAAATATCGCCTTGAAGGAGAACTTAGAAAAGCCACAGAAACCAACGAAAGACTTTTGCGTATTCTTGAAAATTTGTCAAATGGATATGTGAAAAAGGAGGGTTAATGATGCATTATATTAAAGCAAAATTTCCTAACAGCACCAGAAGCTATACATATCGCACCGAGGATTCTGTAAAAGCCGATGACACGGTTGTAAATGCCAAGGGTGCAAAGCTGACGGTCACGGATGAAACCGTGGATATGAAGTGGGTGGATACCTACGGTGCTGATAAGATGGCGGTTGTGAAGAAATATGAAGAAAGTGAGGGATGTGCATGAAGCTGATTAGTAATGCAAAGTTTGGGGAACCGGTGGAAAGTGGAACGGTTTTCAGAACTCAAAGCCACGGAATTGACATTTGCATACATAAAATTTGCGGTTGCGGTGACGCGTGGTATCTTAATTGCAACGAATTGGGAATTGATAATCTACAGCTCAAGAGCGAAAATCTTTTCCGGTGTGTGGATGAAGCAAAGGAAATTCTCAAGAAACAATTAGAACTTTTAAATGAGCGGTTCAATAATTTTTACGAAGATAACGATGTTAAGATTTTAAGATATTAAGAAAGTGAGGAATAGATATGATTAAATCAGATTTTGGAACAATAGAAGTAGACGGAAGAGAGCCGGTTATCATGGCTGAATTTGAAACTCTTTTGGTAGCATTAAGGAGAGTTCTCGGAGAGGAGAAATACAACCGTGCTTTGCAGAGAGCAAATGAAAATGAGCTGTCCAAGAAGGATACAGAAACATTGAGAAGCGAAGAAAAAGAACGCATGGCAGAAGTTATCAAAGCTATTTTAAGTGGAATGGAGGATAAGTAATTATGGCAGAAAACACAGAATTAACAAAGGCAGAGGAAAAGACAGAGGTTGCAACACACAATAACAAGGTTACCGATTACAGCCTTGGAATTTTCGGAACATCCGACAATTTCATTATGGCTATGCAGATGGCAAAGGCGTTAGCCGAGTCAACAATAGTTCCGCAGACGTATCAGAAAAATCCATCTAACTGTTTGATCGCCATTGAGCAGGCGCAGAGAATGTGCATAAGCCCACTTATGGTTATGCAGAACCTTTTTCTGATACAGGGCAAGCCAAGCTGGAGCAGTAAGTTTTTGATCGCGTCTATCAATGCCAGCAACAAATTCGACACGGAGTTGCAGTACGACGAAACCAAGGACAAGAACGGAAAACCTTATTCTTGCACTGCGTGGACTATGAAAAATGGTCGAAGAATTGAGGGCATGGAAGTTAATATGCAGATGGCAGATGATGAAGGTTGGACGAAGAAGAACGGCAGCAAGTGGAAAACAATGCCGCAGTTAATGCTTCGTTATAGAGCAGCATCATTTTTCTCTAGCCTTAATTGCCCGGAGCTGACAATGGGACTTTATACCAAGGAAGAAATCGAGGATGGCGATTTCAAGGAATATCCGATGGAAGATTTGCAAGAGCAAGTCAAGCGTGATATTACGGAGAACGCCAACAGTGAGCCATTTGTTACGGCGGAACCTTGTTCAACCGAAAGTGCAGCAGTCAAGCCAGAGAAGGTAGCCGGAGAAGTTGCTGAGAATGACGAGAACGTACCGGACTTTATGAAAGATTAGGGAGGTTGCTATGAGAGTTATATCGCAGGACGGAACAATGGATGTACCATATGAAGTCAGTTCTTTAAATATGGTAGTCGGGAAATATGAAGATGTTGTAAATGCGGCTATTTATTGCTGCAACTCTTAAAGAAGAAAAGCAGTATTTCAAGGTTTGCAAAGCCAAGAAAAGGTAGCGGAATATATGCTCTGGTTATGGAAAGCAACCAATTCTTCTATGAGCGATTCAATATTGAAGTTGATACAATCTGTTTTAACTGCCATAAGTCGATCAAAGGCAAACAAAAGGACTTTCCATACATTACGACAGATGGTGGAGAAAAATATTACTTTTGTTCTTATGATTGCCGAGCAAAAACCAGTAGCAAAATCAATCCCTACTACGAAGGAGAATTTCAAACCAGAGAGGGATATGAGAGTAACGGTGGCGTATATGGATATATCTATCATATTTACAACAGAAAGACTAATATGCACTACATAGGACAAACGGTATATATGCCATTCTTCCGGTGGCAGGAACACGTTAAGAGCGGTTTGAAAGGTAATATTACAGACCTTGTATTTGAGACCATTACAGAGGTTCGTGTTAAGTCACAGGAGTATCTGAACAACATTGAAGCATGGTGGATTAGGAAATACATTGATGAATATGGGCGAGACCGTGTTATGAATATTACAGTTCCAAAGATAACACTTGAGGACTTGGCAAAGGAATATTCAAAGATAGTTTCGGGACAGTTAAGTATTGAAACGGATGAAAGTGAGGTGGTTTAAATGCTTATGCGATGTTGCGGTTCATCATCAGCAGGCAACAGTTACGCTTTAATCAGCAGCAGTGGTGAGATTCTTGCCATTGAAGCAGGTGTGAAATTTATGGACTTTAAGAAAATGATTGATTGGAAAATAGCAAATGTTTCCGGATGCATTGTGAGCCACGAACACGGAGACCATGCACGATACATAAAAGATTTCATGCAGTCCGGTATTCCGGTTTACACGGCTTTTGAAACGCAGACCGCACTTGAAACCATTACGGGAGAGCGTACAATAGCCATTTCATCGCGCACAGCACGGCAAATCGGCAGTTTTTCGGTAACACCATTCAATGTACCGCATGATACAGAAATCGAGTGCTACGGCTATTTAATCAAGCATGAGGAAATGGGACAGTTATTGTTCTTGACCGACTTGGAATACTGCAAGTATGACTTTTCCAGTATGAAAGTTGAGCAGATTATGGTCGAAGCCAACTACAGTATGGACTTGGTAGACCGGAATGAGCCAAATTATGAACACCGTTTGCGAGGTCACATGAGCCTTGATACGGCACTTAAATTTATTCAGACGAACGACAACCCAGCTTTACGGAATGTCGTTTTAATACACTTATCGGACACAAGCGGAAATCCCGCGTTATTCCTAAAACGAACGAAAGAAGCAATTGAATATGGAGCAAATGTTTATGTTGCAGAAAAAGGGCTAGAGGTTGATATGAACCTTTGTCCGTTCTGAAAGGAGAAAGCATGGAAAAGGGAACAAAATGCAGAGTTATTAGTGATGATTATGGGTTTTTTAAACCGGGAGAAATCGTTATTGCATTAGAAACCAATGATGTGCCATATTGTGCAAAAGAGTCGGCATATTCTCCGGAAAAAGCACTTATCAGTTATAAATCAAGCGAGTACAACGCTTTAAAAGAGCGTGAGCTTGAAGTAATCGAGGAATAACTAGGTTGAAACACCTTGGCAAAAGCCTAAAAGAAACTATCTTGTTTGGCGAATAGTTATCACAAACCTTATTGAAAGCCATGTTTTGGCGGTGCGTTCATCGTGCCGCCCTTACAAAAGATTGGAGGTAAAAATTGAAATTATGTAAATACTGTATGGCTGAATTTGAGCCGAAGCGACCAGATCAGAAATATTGTAGACCAAAATGCGCCAAAAGATTTGCGCAGTTTAGAAATTTTAAAAAGGCTGGAAGAACTGTGTATAAAAGAATATGCCCGAAATGTGGCAGACTGTTTATGACGATAGATGAACGAAAATTTGATTGCCAAGACTGCATCGGCAATGAAGTTAAAGAACGATTGAGAAATCCAAAGAAAAAGGATGATGAAATAAAGGCTGTGAATCATATGGCACGCGCTTCTGGCATGAGTTACGGAAAGTTTGTGGCTCAAATGAGCATGAAGCCATTGGAGAGGAAGTGATTGGGTTGGACTATAAGAAGTTTAGACAGGCAAAAGCTATTGAAGCAAAGAACAAAAAGCGTTGGCTGGAAGCAAATCCAAAGCTGGATGATGAAAGCGGGATATACACGTTGGTAAGGATTGACGAGGATGGCTTTCGGTACGCCTACGTGGGACAGGCAAAACACATTTTGACAAGGCTTGCGCAACATCTTGTTGGGTATCAGCACATTGATCTTTCGCTGAAAAAGCACGGTCTGTTTTCGCAAGACAACAAATATGGTTGGAAAGTTGGTTGCGCGCATTATCCAGAAAATGAGCTGGACGAGAAGGAGCAGTATATTATCAAACTGTATGCAGACAAAGGCTATCAACTTCGCAATAAAACAAGCGGAAGCCAAGGAACAGGAAAATCACAGATTGATGATTACCGTCCGGCAAAAGGCTATTATGACGGAATTAAGCAAGGCAAAAAGAGTCTTGCCAAGGAATTATCGCATATCGCTGAAAAGCACCTTGAAATCCGCTTGAAGCCGGAGAAACAGGGTAACAAAGTTTCTGAAAAGCAGTATGAGAAGTTTATGGCTTTGATTTCTGAAAATACATATGAGGAGAGTGATTAAATGGCAGAAGTCAAGTGGATTAAAATCACAACAGATGTTTTTGATGATGAAAAGATTCTGTTGATTGAGAGTATGCCGAGTGCGGATAGCATCATTACGATTTGGTTTAAACTTCTTATTCTTGCCGGAAAACAGAATAACAACGGTGTGTTTATGATGAGCAACAAGTTGCCGTTTACGGACGAAATGCTTGCCACCATTTTCCGCAGAGATTTGAACACGGTAAGGCTTGCGCTTAAGACCTTTGAAGAATTTGGAATGATTGAAGTTGTTGACAACGTGATAACGATTCCTAATTGGAATAAGCATCAAACGCTTGACGCTTATGAGAAGAAAAAGGAACGTGACAGGCTATATCAGCAGAACCGTAGAAAGAAGCAGAAGAACCTAATTGAGCAAAAATCGCTCGATAAATCGTCTTATGTCGCTATTTCAGATAAAGAAGAAGATAAAGAAGAAGATAAAGAGAAAGAAAATATAAAAGAAAATTCGTTGTCGCCCGATTCTAAAGAGCCATTTAATTTTGAAGATGCTTGGGAAAAGACTTTTAGTATATATCCAAAGAAAACAGCGTACAGTACCTCTAAAACGGCTTGGATGGATAAAGTGCTAGAAGTTATCGAAGAGAACCAACCGGACATTGCACGGCTGTTATACAAAGCCACAGAAGCATATTTGAGTGACTATCAAGAAAGGAATCCGGACGATACGGATTTTCGGTACATCCCCAAATATGTTGATTGGCTGAAAAATGATTGCGATTATTGGCTGCAGATCGCAGAGAAACGAGGTGATTGCAGTTGACAGGAGCGGAGTTCGGAGTGATCGGGTGCGTATTGATTGACAATGATGTGCTTAATAGCATCTGGCGGACACTGAAACCGGAAATGTTTAGTTCGGATTTTGCGCAGGACACATACAAGGAAATGCTTGCAATGTATGACCGGAATGAAAGTATCGACCCAATGTCGTTATCAATGGCACTTGAAAATCACAAATACACGCAGGAACAGATCAGCGAATTGATGAAATCCTGTATTTCGGGAACAATCACTTCAACTATGGTTAAAAGTTATGCCGATGCGGTTGCGAAAGAATACAAGGCGAGAATGGTTCGGGAAATGTACCAGAAATCCAGTTTAAAACCATGCGACATTGATGATACAATCAGCGATCTTCTTACAAGACTTGAACATTTGCAAGAGGGAAAAGAAGTAAAGCTAAAACCAATGAAGCAGATTGCAGTTGAGAATAAAGACAAATATTTCAACGAAAGTGTTGGAGATGGTGGTATAAAAATCGGGTTATCGCAACTTGATGATGCACTTGGAGATCTTGAACGTGGTGATGTAACAGTAATTGCCGCAAGACCGGCAGTTGGAAAATCCGCACTCACAACGCAGATTATTGGGAATATGGCAAAAAAGGGACTTAAAGTCGCATATTTTAACTTGGAGATGATCGATAAACAGGTGTATGAGCGATTTATTTCAAGACTTACGGAAATCGGCTTAACAAGAATCAGAAGGGCAAAGGCTTTTCTTGGAGATGAACAGGAAAAATTTAACCGAGCAAATGAAGAAATGAGTAATTATCAATTATGGGTTGCGTCCGGCACTGTATCTCCGAGAGAGATAAAGTCGGAATGCAGGCACCAAAACTTTGACGTTATCGTTGTTGACTATCTGCAATTGCTTATGCCGGATAACAGATATTCCGGAAGAAATGAAGAAGTAGCATCAATTTCAAGAGGTTTAAAATCTGTTGCAAGAGACTTAAATGCACATGTAATAGCACTTTCACAGATAACAAGAGCTTCCGAAAGCAGAGATACAAAAGAGCCTACCATGGCAGAGTTGAGGGAATCTGGAGCAATCGAACAGGATGCGTCAAACATAATTATGCTGTGGAATCTGTCAGACAATGACAAGGGAGCCAAGGGCGCAAAAATCGAAAAGAACAGACAGGGAATGACAATGCGTGAAGCAATGGAGTTTGATGGAGATCACATGAAGTTTGTTGAAATCGACAAACCATTTGATGATGTTGTTGCGGAAATCAAGAAGAAAGAACGTGGGGACGGATTCAAGCCATACAATGGCAATTGTCCGTTTTAGAGGTGCGATATGGCAAGTGCAAAAATCGAAAAAGGTTCGGAAGAATGGCAAGTATTCATGGATTATTGGAAGTTTATCCAAGACTACTACGCGCCGGATAATGACGATGCATGGTGGCAGGAAGTGATGAAAGCCGGAGAAAAACTGATAAATAAGTACAAAGGTATGGAAATCGAGGAACGCGCAAGACAGCTTGTATTAAGCCACTTTGCATGGCTGGAAATTACATACAGAAAGGGTAAAAATGTCGGAACAAAGATTGTATGAGATTGTTAATCTCAAAACAGGGCAAGTATACAACCGGGTGAAAAGCAACGAGGTAAGAATGGTGATCGGGTTGCCAAGACATATTCAAATCGGTCAAATTGCAAATTCCAAGGATAAAACATACAAAAACTGGTATGTTCAAATACTTGACGATCGGTGCGAAAGAGTCTTTCGGAAATCAAAAATTTACCCATTTACGAAAAAGACGTACAAGCAGTGGGAAAATCTGAATCGGAGGTATTCGTAGGTATGAGCAATGCATTAAAGAGAAAAAGTAATAAAAATCTGTTTTTTACAAAGCAGGACACGAAGATTATTGGCAGGAATAGCTTCGAAAAGCGAAATTCTGATGCGGTTATCACAAAATCATACAAAGAGTTTGTCGTGATCGGCTACATTATCTTGCATGACAAATTCGGATTCGGGCAGAAACGCATTGTGCGATTGCAGGAATTATTGAAACAGTATTTAGATATTGCAGCGACCGGCGGTGAGAATGGGAGAGATTTGTCCGTAATACTGAAACAGAAACATGAGATTGACGTTCAAGAGAAAGTGAGAAGTGTGCCACAAAGACAGCTTATGATCTTGTACGCAAAGAAAGGATTCTGCATCGAGCGAGAAGCCTACAGACTTTCCAGCGCGTCATTGTTTAACTATTTTGCACTCACGCTTACGATTCTAAAAAAGGAATTTAAGCTGTCTGTTAAGCAGCTGCAGGAGTTTTCGGATAAGTTTGTTGATTATATTGATACGTTAGCTAATTACAAGCAGTTTCAGTTGACGGTTCCTATGATAGCTGGAACGTTAGCTGATGAGATTAAGTTTGTATGTGATTTGGAGGTTTAATATGACGAATAAAGAAAAATATGGAAATGAGATTATAGAACTTGCGACAAACACAGCTATGTTTGGATTAAAAAATGGAAAGCCTGCAATTTGCGAAGAAATTAAATGTGAAGAGTGCGATTTTTATGAATCAGATTCGTGCAAAGGTAGTGCGTATAATTTCCGCGAATGGCTTAATTCGGAGTATGTTGAGCCACCTGTTGATTGGAGTAAGGTTGCGGTCGATACGCCGATTTTGGTAAGAGATCATGAAAATTGCGAATGGATTAGAAGACATTTTGCAAAAATAAAAAACGGAACGGTGTTTGCATGGCGCGGTGGGACAACGTCTTGGAGTGAGGATTATGAAGAGACTATTCCGTGGAAATATGCCAAGCTGGCGGAAAGTGAGGAATAACATGGAGAGATTAACAGAGCGAACAGCGGCTGGAATCTTGGTAAAAGAGAATTACGAGAAAGAAATTGCTGAAATGTTTTTAAAGGCATTTGATGATAGTGAAGAAAAGATTTCTTGTAACTGCAAGCACAACAGCAATTCAATAGATAACGAGCCTTGTTGCAGATGTGATAGCAAAGTTTCAGAAAATGATGATACAAAAAACAAAGTTACATCTCTGGAAATTATCGTAAGGATGATAGACAACAAGCCATATTACGAAATCAAGTACAAAAAAGTCGGCGAAGATTATTACCATGTAGGTTACAGTTCATTTAATATTGATAATGTATTGAAATGGCGTGATGAGTGCTTTGAACTTGTTGACGCGAAAGTGACCAATGCCGACAGGATAAGGAATATGTCGGATGAAGAGTTGGCAGATTTTCTAGCAACTGTAACAAGTGATGCTATATGTGGAAGTTCATGGGATTATGATGGGTGGATTAAAGAGCTTCAATCAGAAGCGGAATAGGAGAGAATATGGAAGATAGATATTTATTCCGCGCAAAGCGGATTGATACCGGCGAATGGATCATTGGAAGCCTGCTTGTTGATAAACAGCAAGACATTGAGACAGGGGAGCAAATTGAAATTATAGGGATATATCCGAGTGAGTATAAGGATTTTGCTAAAAAGGTAGACCCGTCCACCGTCTGCCAGTGCACCGGACTTAAGGATAAGAACGGCAAGCTAATTTGGGAGAATGATATTTGTGACAGAAAAGAAGAATATCCGGAAATAGTAAAATATAATAATGGCGATTGGACGCTTGATTATAGTTA